CACTCATGAAGCGCAGATGCCGGGGCTAGTAGGGAAAGAGCTTGTGCGCGGCGGCGTGGCCATCCCTGAGCAGATTTTTAATGCGGTGGCCGACGTGCCGGAGATCGAGGGGATAACGCTGGATGGTATGGTCGAGGATACGGCGATTTTTAACAGCTATTCCGTCCGTAATGACATCCGGGCGAACATATCCGGGCGCGTGTTTATCAACTGCGTGTTTAATGGCGTCACGTTCCGGGGCGATACCGACGGGGCGATGTTCATCGCGTGTGATTTTGTGGGCGACTGCCGCGTGGTGACGGGTAAGAACGCCGAGAACATGACGTTCAAAAAATGCGTGACGGTTGACGGCGTGCTGTCCATGCCGAACACCTCGTTAACCGGGTTGCGCATGTACCAGTGCGGCGGGATGAAGGTCAACGTGCGGCGCGCGTGCATCGGTAACAGCCACATCGTTGACGGCTGGGTAGACTGCGGGCGCGCGGCGCATGAGAAAGCGCTGTGGGACGGCATCGAGAGGGTGGCCCCGCGTACCATCAATAACGCCGTGTGGGAGAACGGCGGCCTGATTTATGACGTGCGCGGCGTGCCGGTTGCCACCAGCGAAGCGGCGAAGGCGACAGATGCGGCGTTTATCACGGCGACAATCAACGCGGTGATCCCGGCGAACACCCGATTGCAGATGGTCAGGAATCCACGCGCTGGCGGTACCATAAGCCGATGCGGCGCGGTGGCTGAGCAGGTCTTTGAAGAGGACGGCATTGATACCCGCGAGCTGTTTAATTATCCGTGGGAGCTGGCCGACGAGCGGCAACTGGAAGAGCAGGCGCACCTCGACTCCCTGCGCACCCGGGCGCGCGGGACGGCAAAGACCGTCGATGCCGAGCGGGACTATAACGAGAGCCGGGAAGTGACCGAAGCGCGAGCGGGTACGGCATTGCTCGAGTCGCTGATCATGAACGAAGTTAACGATCAGTAACCCATACCGACACCATTTGCCCCGCCACTGCGCGGGGCTTTTTTATGGCCTGAATTCAGGCCGGAAATGGGATTGACTACAGCAGGTCTCATGAGTATATTGAGTGCATCGACGACGGACTGAACCCCCTGAATCGACGTCCCCAAAAGGGACGACAGAACCCACAAAGAATAAAATCCCCTGACAGGCGATGCGTGGGCATCGGGTTCAACTGTCAGGGGATTTTTGCCGTTGGAGGCAAGATGAAAGCTGTAAGTATGACGAGCAAAGAGATCGCCGAAGTCACAGGGAAGCGTCATGACAATGTCCTGCAGGACATGAAGAGGATGTTAAAACAATTATATCCAGAGGTAAGATGGGATTCCTTAAAATTCAGGAATGAGGAAATTCAAGGAGTTACAGTCGAGGTAGACCACCGCGGATTCATATCGAGCATAATTCTGGATAAACACCACACCTTCACACTGGTATCTGGATACTATGCCCGTATGCGCATGGCAACAATCAAGTACATCGACAAACTGGAAGCCGCGCAGAACATCGCGCCACCGGCACTACCATCACCGGGTAAAGAGCCTTCGCTGGTCTTACAGGCGTTCGAGTCGATGACACCGGCACAGCAAGTGGAGGTGGTTACCAGAATATTCCAGGCTAACATAGATGCCCTGAACACTGAGCCAGAGATAGCACTCCCCGCGCAGTCCGTATCCCGCCGTCGCCGGCACCCTATGGACTCCTGATAATTCAGACCATTTGCCCCGCCACTGCGCGGGGCTTTTTTATGGGTGAGACTTGACACAATGTAGTAGTCGTGTTATACTTGTTGACAGTTGGAGAAAGGCTTCAACGACAATCAGTAAAAAGTGGCCAATACATAACGGCCTGAATTCAGGCCAAAGGAGAGAGCGATGCAAAAGTTTACGGTCTTAATTGCCTGGGCATGGGAACCTGAAAACCTGCATGTCATGTATGTAGAAGGTGACGACGCGCACGAAGCCGAGTTTGAGGCGATGCGCGAACTCTTTATTCAGGATAACGACGTGGATACGGAAGTGACTATCGAGATGGAGAACTACCATATTCCGGTCACGTTCGTGGGCTACTGCGTGAAAGCAGATTAATCGGCCTGAATTCAGGCCAAAGCGAGGTGAGTATGTCAGGATTCAAAACCCAGCCACCAGCAGGTCAGCGATATGAGTGAGCACCGCATGGCGCTGGGCTTTGCGACTGACCACTTCGCGCTGATGCCGACGCTGGCAGATATTGCAGGGCCAGCGCTGTTTACCAAACTATTCAACGCCTTTAAGGCGGGAGCTAAACATGAAAGCGATTGAGCTGTTACTTTCCGATAGCCGCGGGATCTACATCCCGATGACGTTCGCCCAGGGCTGCCTGGGCTACCCGTCCGACAGTGAGAACGGGTGGGAGTTCTCCGAGGACGCGGCGCGGGTGCTGCTGAAAGGGCCGGACGATAACGAGGAATACTGGGAGGCGTGGGAGGCCATGCTCGACCGGGCGGTTTTCAAGCTCGAGGGCGGCACGTGGCGACTGTATCAGGACGGTGATCTGTGGGCGGTTAACTGGGACTGGATGACCATCGACGAGCGCCTGAACTGGATGGACGAGCTTGGCAAAGAGCCTGCCGATCTCTTTGAGCTTACCGGTACCGCCGACGACCGCGACACGCTCGAGGAACTCATGGCCGCGTGCAATGTGGCGGAGGAGAATTACCGCATCGAAGAGCATGGGTACCATTCCCTGTGGTTGCATATCATCGACAGCCATAACGACATACTGGTGTGGCGCGCGCCGACATTCCAGGCAAATTTTCAACACGACGTTATGCGCGAGATCAAGTTCTGCAAGAAGTGGATCAGCAAAGGCGCGACGTGGCAGACACATAGCGGAGATTAATATGGCCAGTGTGGTTAACGGGCAGGCGTTGTATCAGCTTGAGGTTGCCTACAGTAACCCAGCCGTAGGCGATATTGTACAGATTGATGGGCCGTGGGATACCTACGCCCGGATCATAGAACTGAAAGACTCGGGGTTCCACCTGATGCGTGGACTCGGACACAAGAAACCAATCGGCCTGAATTCAGGCCATAAGGATAAGAGATGACCAAAGAATTTGACCGTATCGACATGGTAACCAGCGCGGTGGCACAGCATATTTTCCATGCAGGGTTACCGGAGCACGTGAAGCTGCTGGCGTGCCTGCGGTTTGCACCGTATGTCAGCTTCATTCAGGACGAGCATACCCAGAACATACCGACCATCATCACCTATGTGTACGAACTGGCCGAAGCCAAGCGTGACATGCGGCAGGCGCTGGAAGGCGATGTCGTTAAGCACCCGGTATACAAAGCGGCCATCAAAGCGATGGAGAAGGTAGGCCAGGTGGATCAGAAGAACTTCCTGGAAGTGGTGAGCAGCAAGTTGTTCGAGCTGATGCTGGCGCACCATACCGAAATCGTGACGAGCCGCGTCATCAAAGAGGCCGAAGAGTCTGGCGATGGTTCGCAATCCGTAGGCGTAGCATTTGCACTGGAGAATGAAGATGAAAATCAGCAATACCATTGAGCAGATAGAAGCGCGTGCCCAGCGCACCCGTAAACCCATCGAGCAGACACGGTATGTGATCTTCCACCGTCGCTGGTGGAAGCACAATTCAGAATGGCCGGATGGGCTGGAGCCAGCGCCGTCACGTCCACAGTTTATCAAAGAGGTGGTGGGCGACGTTGAGACTGCCCGGGCGGCGTGCCGTGAATGGCAGGCTGGTCACCCGCCTGGCCGACTGAGTGACAAGGCAGAGTTTCAGGAAGCCGGGGCATACTACCGGGCGTGGGGTTGACACAATGTAGTAGCTGTGTTATACTTAGTATCAGTTGGTGAGCAGTGGGTACCGACTAACCGTTCAACAGAATCAATACACGTTGGCCTGAATTCAGGCCAACTGATTAACCTAGCGAGGTGTCACATGGGTCACAAAATTTACAGCAACGAGAACGAAGTCAAAGGCGTACGCATCCGGGTTGAGTATGACGAAAGCGCAGAGTCACCGCGTACCGCATGGGATAACGTAGCAGCGTTCTGGTCAGACGGTATGCACCGCCGTTATAACTTCCACGAGGATGCGGCAGACGAGGTGCTGGCGCGCATCAAAGCGGCGATGCCGGTACCGGATGAACTGCTGGAGGACGGCAGCGATGTTGAGGTCATCCAGTGGCTGATGCAGAACGAGACGCCAGTGTCCAGCTACGTCATCATGCCAGTGTACATGTACGACCACAGCGGCCTGAGCTTTTCGACTGGCAAGTTCTCGTGCGGCTGGGACAGCGGCACCATCGGCTTCATGATGATCGACGTCGAGCGCTGGGATGCGCAGCATGGCGGCGAGTGGTCAGTGGAGAATGCCCGCCAGCGCATCGTCGATGAGGTGAAAGACCTCGATAACTATCACGTCTACGGGGCGTGTGGCTACATCATTGAGCGGTGCGAAGGCTGCGAGTGCTGCGGCCACATCGAGTGGGTGGAAGAGGATTCCTGCTGGGGAATCTACGGCGACCCGGAAGAACGTAAGGCGGCGCTGATGGATTACGTCGGTGACCAGTACCGCTATCTGCTGGAGGACATGTGATGTCAGATATTAAAACGTGCCCAGATTGTGGGCACCCGCTGCATAAGACGCCTACCATGCGTCTCAAATGTCAACGTTGTGATGAGTTGGAAGTCATTAAGCGCGCGATGACAATGGTACCAACTGGCCTGAATTCAGGCCAACCAGAGTGCACCGACTGGCAGCAGAAAGAGTACCGGGTGACGTGGTGTATCGACGTCAGCGCAGACAGCCCGGAGGATGCAGTGCATCAGGTGTGGGAGCAGTTCTTCCAGCGTGGCCACACGGCGACCATCTTCGAGGTGCAGGAGTCCGGCGAGCCTGACAGTGAGATGATCGACGTGGAGTCGCCATTGTGAGCCGCACGATTGAAGTAAGCGAGATGGTCACGATGGTGGCCATTGTCGCAGAGCTGGTTAAGACAGGGCTGACGTTCCGTGTTCAGGAACGTGGCGCTTATTGGGTTATCGAATTACTGGGAGGCTATTGATGAAGCTGAAAAACCACCTCGAGCTGCTGGAGATCCTGCGCCTGTGGCTCGAGGACAACATCGACATGGACTCCGAGCTGGAGTTCACGGACGGTGTGACATCGGCTGACATGTTGCCTGTGATAAAGGCAGTCGAGTCACTGTTTGATATGCCGAAGGCGAAGCGTTGCGATCCACCGTGGCAGGAGTATCACCACGTGCCAGAAGTTATCGCGGAGATGAACCGCGCCGAGTCCCAGATATGGAACGAGGCCCGGGACTATGTGTTGAACCGACTGAAAGGGAAGAGCTGATGCGTACGATCACCATCCGTATCAGGGCCGAAAGTGAAGACGGTGCCATCGCTGCGGCCGAGGCACTGCTGGATGACCTGCGTGACGGGTTCGACTGCCGCTATGACGGCCTCGTCAGCGAGGCTGAATACCGTTTCGAAAGTGAAGGGGAGTACGACGATGAAGAAGGTGAGTAGCGTTATTGCGGTCGTCCTGCTGGCGAGTGTGCTGGCAGGTTGTGCCGGGAACGGCAACCATATCCTGCGCGAAGTGCCCAGCATCCAGCGCATCCTGAATGAGACACCACAGTTATGACCGAACAGAACAACACTGGCGGGGTGGTGATCCCCGCAGACCAGACAAAGCACCTGAGCTACGTGCTGCGTCAGGTACTGGGTGGGCCTGAGATGATGGCCTTCCATGAAGGCGGCGTGGTGTGTGCGATTGAGCTGCACAAAGATCATCGCCGGGTGTTAGAAGGCTTACTGAAATTACTGCAAGGAGAAGTGTGATGACCGCTATTGTGACAGGTATGTATATCTTTGCCGGCTTCCGCGACAAGCTGGTGGCCGTGGAATCAGACGGCAATGAGTCAGGTGCCGAGACGATTAAGTCGGCGCTGGGCGGCGGGGAGATCGAGTGCGCGGTAACCATCTCTGGTTATGCGTTCTCGGCAGAACGTGTGGCCGACCGGGTGTATGACGAGAGCAGCGAGCCTGGCCCGGGCGTCTGGGAGTATGAGGTGGCCGAAGAACTCGGGCGCTGGTTGGCGGATTATGTTTTGAGTGAAGGCGAAGCGCCGACGGACATGGAGTGGGAAGATGAGGTCGAGCGTCGCACCCGCCAGTTTATAGCACGGTCGGCCTGAATTCAGGCCAATGCGAGGTGAGTATGGCAGTGACGTACAGTATTCACAGCGGCACGCCGGGAGAGATCCCGGTGGAGCACACGGCACGCAGTGTCGACGCTGCTAAAACTGAATACCGTCTGTGGGTGATACAGGCATCACGGATCGGTAACACGTACGAGAACTCTTTCATGGACGTGGTGGATAGCCGGGGCAATGAGCACCGCTACGTTCCGGGAAGATGCGTAGGATCATTAAGGAGAGTGTGATGGAACTGGATTTGAACAGAGACTTCCTCCCGATGGGAGACCTGATCATCTGGCTGGATCAGATGGGCAAGACTGACCTGACGGTTCTCGATGAGGACGAAGCGCAGCTCTACGAAGAGGTGCAGCAGGCGGTGCTGATGGCCAGCCACATGGATGTGCTCGACGAGTTCGTCAGCTACGACCGCATCGACACATACTTAGACCAGCAGCTCGAGGATATGTACGGCAAAGAGGCAGTGGATTTTCTCGGTCAGTGGATGGACTGGGAGCGGTGTCACGAGGCGCTCGAGATGGACTGGGGTACCGTGACCATCGGCGAGCATGACTGGTGGTACCGTAAATGATCGTGAAGGCATACGGTATTGAGATACGCAACGTCACCGGCGGCCACTATGACTGGACGTTCTCGTGCAACGGTAAAGAATATCGTGGGTCGCTGAGTGATATGAAAACGCAGGCGTTAGCAAGCGCCTGTGCCAAACAGCATGGTAAGAAAAAGCGAGGTGCCAAATGAGCCAGTACAGCAATCAGATTCAGCAGCATGTCTATAACAACCTGGGCGAGATCGAGGATCAACTGGGCGAAGTAACCGTCAACAATGTGCAGGACGAGGTTCGCCGCACGCTGGAAGAGAACGACTTCTATCCGCCAGAGTTCAGCTACAACAACGAACTGCTGGACATCATCGTCGACCGTGAACTCGAGGATCCTGACTACGTGTGCTTCGATGGGATCGAGAGCGCGATGGAAGCGGTCAAGCGTGAAGCCGAGGCCATCGTGGACGCTACCTACCATGCGTACCTGAGCGCTGCTCTGGACGAGCTGGAAGAAGCGCTCGATGACGGGGTGGACATCCTCGAGAGCATGGGGCTGGAGGTTGAGAGCATCAAAGGTGGTGATGCCGGGTATGGCGACTGTGTGCACAACGAAGAACACGATGTGGGTACCGGCGGCAACATGTTCCTGTGGCGCACCTACAACGTGGCGCAGATCGACATCAACGGCATGTCATTCACGCTGTCACTGGAAGAACCGGAAGAGGATGACGAAGATGATCAAGAAAGCTAATGAGGTAAAACGCTATCACAAAAAGACGGTAGAACAATTCATGATGTACCTGCAAGACATAGGGCTTTCGGTTTACGGGCCTAGTATGACTTTGGAGGGCAAAGAACTGCCAGCACTAATGGACTATGATGCCGAACACATTGTAGCCCGACGCAAACATATTGACAAAGATACCTTATGGTCTTCGGAGGATGTGAGTGGCTGACGAAGACGCAAAGGCCCGGGCTGAATGGCTCAAGCCCTACCGCAAGGTAATGATGTTCCCGGCCACCAGCATATCGATCGAGGTGACTGGCCGGGAGCAGCCGATGTGCAAGCAGATAGCGGAGGCCATCGACATCATGGTGACCTTCATGCTGTGCAATAAGATCCACGGCAACAGCAAGAAGGCAATGCAGGCCTGCGCCCGGGAGCTGATGAAGCGGGTGAAGGACAGGCACAACTACTACTTCCTGCAGGAAGTATCGAAGGCCTGGCTACCGGATGCCCAGCTCAGGCAGAAGGTGCGACAGATGAAGGAGGCCGAAGCGAAAGCACAGGTCGCCATGAAGCGCGCCGGCGACTGGCCAGCGTGGATGGACGAGGAATAACTGGCCTGAATTCAGGCCGAATAAATACTGTAAGGGTACCCAGCGGTGCCCTTCGTACGATATAAAATTCAAGGAGTTGTGATGGACAATCGAATGAACAAGGTACAGTACAATGACTGCGTGCTGTACATCACCGACCGGGATCTGAATGACGTGTTGCTGAACGGCCCAGCGTACCCGGTGGTGCAGAAGCCATACCTCGAAGTGCAGATGGAGAACTGGTACAGCGCTGACTTTCCAGAAGGCGTAGAAGATGTCGGGCAGATGTTGAACTTCCTGTGCGACAAGCTGTTCAACATGCCGCCGGCGATGCGTGACCGCAGCCACGAGGACGTTTACAACGTGGTGCCGGCAGTGTGGTTGACGTTCGGTGAGCTGCCGCCGGCGCTCGAGAAGGAGGCCATCGAAGAGGGGTTCGACCAGGACGATGACCTGCGCTACCTCGTGTACAAGCTGGCTACCGGGGAAGAGACGTTCACCACCAGCGAGTGCATCATGCGCAGCGAAGTGTTCTGGCATGGCACCTATGGCGTTAGCAACACAGCAGGTCAGGGCGTCTTAGATTTACACAGTGATCATTGGTTATTAGCCCTCATCGGGTAGGAGATTTTATGATAGTCAACCCAATCGGAAGAACAGAAGCAATCCGCGCGCTGAAAGAAGGCGACGTCATGTTCTGGACGTCACCGTTCATTAACCTGTCGACAGAGATGGCGCACCTGCAAACGTCGGCGCGTCGACTGGGTGTGAAGGTGGCGTGCACGAAAGTCCTGGTGGTCGCCGAGGGTGAGATCCCGGAGGCCATCATCAAGGTGGAGCGTATCGAATGAAATTCAGTCCGAAGGCGAAGAGCTTTCTCGAGCAGGGCATGAACCTGCACCGCATAGTTGAGGAACGTCTGCGTGTTGAAGCGCAGGCGTTGAAGATCAGTATGGCCCAGTACGAAGAGTCGCTGCTGGGTGAGATCCTCGACCGCGAGCTGGCCAACTGGCGGCAGCAGATATGGTTGCAGGAGACAGTGAACCTGCGGGAGTACCCGACAGTACACCGTCCTGATGGCAGCGTGAAGCGGGTATGTGTGTACATCAAAGGCCGCTGGGTTGGCGGCTACGATATCCGGGTGACGTTTGTCCAGGATGAAATCATTATCGAAGGAGTACAGTTACGTGAAGAGCCTGATTGTTCTGATGCTGGCGGCGCTGCCGGCGATAGCACAGAGCGTTGAGTACACGCAGTGTGACATTCGCATCGAGCTGGACAACGGAGAGAAGTTGCCGGTAGAAGAGAACGCCCTGCGGGTTACTGACCTGGGCCATGAGTATGTGGTGCACAGCGTGAAGCATCCGTACGTCAACCAGCCAAGCGGTGAGCTGGTGCACCGGGTTGCCGTCGGTGATGGCGTGGTGGTCGAGAGGTCGGAACCTAACGAGCATAACGGGTTTATCTATGCCCGTTCGAACGTGAAGGTGCCGGGGTATAAGCAGAGCTATGCGGTCTGGATGGACGGTGGCCTCATGCAGATGTTATGTAATTGACACAGGCTGACAAGCCGTCTACTATGGGAGGGTCAAACGCGAGGTGAATATGACTGAACAGGAACAGAACGACTTATACGATCAACGTATCGCAGAGTGGACTCAGCTCGACCGGGACGAACGCCTGCGCCGAGCTGCGGTGTATCAACAACAGTACCCGATGGGTGAGTACCTCTTCATGTATCGCAAGTACATGGAGCGAGGTATGGATCCCCTGGGTGCCTACCTCAAATGGATCTGGATAGACAAAGGTCTTTAATAAATTAAGGCCACCAGCTCGCAGTAGCCGGTGGCCTTCGCATAAGGTTTGTGACAACTATGCAAAAACAAGTATACGCAACGCTGGACAAAGCGCAAGCGATGGCCGAGTTTCGCGTCGGTCTTATGGGGCGACCGCTGTGGGTGTACGCAGTGGACGGTGGCTATTCCCTGACATCAAAGGGGCACCACCTGCGCCAGCCGCCGGCCGCGATGATCAGCGCCGATGAGTATGCACGTACTCGACCTCAGACTCAGCAGAACAGAGACGCATCTGCCGCGCCAGAGCGTGTGTACCGCGTGCTGTATTCGTTTAATTCCAACGCCTTCTCCCAGTTCTTCCAGAACGTAGACCCTAAGCTGCTGGGCCTGCTGATCGGGGAGCCGGGTAACTGTCTCATCATCAACGTCAGCCGCACGATGGACGGCGTGCAGGCACTGCGCCTCATCAACAGCCTGCGCCAGCACTCAGATGCGTTCGTCTGGTACAGCTTCATCTCAAAGAACACGATGATGGTGACCAACGGAGCCACGATGTTCGAGGCGCGCCAGCCACACTACAACGCTGACTACATTCATGCGGCGATGACCGCACCAAATAGCGAGGTGTCCCATGACTCATAAGAAAGAAACCAAACGCGACGTAGAGATCTCCCTGCAGCGAAGCAATCAGGACGACAAGAACGTGTCGTTCAGGGTGCGTCTGGACACGGGCCGTACAATCACGCTGACAATGTCGCCCTACTATTTTGCGCTGATGGTCACGGGCATGTCCGATGTGCCGGCAGAGATGACGCTGCGCAATGTCGAGGTGGTCGTCGCCCCACGCGGTACGGAGCGGGGAGGTGACTGATGGCCACACTGATGCCGCAGTTAGCGGTAGCCTATGCCCATCCCGGGAACCGTCGTCCACGCGGTAAGGTGTGGGAACAGATCAAGTGGCAGGAGTTTCAGGCATACCGTCGTCGTGAAGAACGTGCACGACGTGCTCGCGGAAAGTGGGGCTATGAGCCTGACCTGCCAGAAGGATGTGCTGGATGCGCCATTGGCAAGCGCTGGCTGTGGCGAGAGGACGTTGCCCTACGGGAACAGTTCGAAGGTGGCTGGTCACTCGAGGCTATGGCCGCAGCACATGAGCGTACGTTCGGTGCCATCATTGCGCGTCTGGAAAAGCTCAAGTATCTGCGCCGCGCCCCATTCACACCGGGGAAAAGCCAGACAGTAATCTACAGTTTCATTGGTGCGAAGTGTGCCGGCAAGCAGCCGTACGCAGTGTATGCCCGGATGAACAGGAATAAGCAGTGGCGGGAGGTGACCGATGCCCAAGGTTAAGCTGGTGATGAAACGCCTGCGAGATGTCCAGCCAGGCGATGTGTATGTGGGGCGTGGTGGCTGGCAGTCAGTGTCGTCAGCACGTGAGGTACTCGAGGTAAGGCCATCGTTTAAGAAGCCCGGGAAGATGTCGCTGGTATACCGACTGGATGGTGCTGCCCTGAACTACGGTAAGGTGCGGCGCTGGCCGGACTTCTATGTCATCTGCTTAAAGGATCCATGCACGTGTTCCAGCATGGATTACTGCGAGAGATGCCTGTTACTAATGAGCAAGAGGTAGTCATGGATAGAGAAGTGGTAATCAGCCGTGAGGTTATGAAGATGCTAGAGCAGCACGAGAGGCAATTGCAGTCCGTACTGCAAAGTCAAACGGCACAGCTCGAGAGGGTGCTGCACCAGCACGAGCATCGCCTGGCCGAGATTATGCTGGCCGAGACACCCGTCCTGCAGGACGTGGTGCTGGGCGGTATGCAGCGCTGGCTGCAGGCGATCATCACAGAAGAGGCTGGCCTGGCTGACGCAGAAGATGCGCGTTGCCTGCTGCGTATCGTTAACCGTATGCGCAATACCATCTCTACGGAGGGGAAACTGTGACTGATAAGAATTTCATTGACCTGTCCACCGAGATAATGCTCGACGTCATGTTAAAAGGGCAGGCGAAGATTAGTGTTCGAGACTTCATTGCAGTGGCTAAAGAAACGGATCCATTCGAGTTGGCGCACTTCATTGAAGGCAATGATTTACAGCTTGTCGTAGTTCGTAAGGAGGGGGTGACTCGTGGCCAAAAGTAAGACAACGCCGGAAGGCAAGGTGAAGGAAAAGATTGACGCACTGCTGACTCAGCACCATGCCGAGTGGCTAAACCCGGCGACGTGGGGCATGGGCGAATCAGGCAAGTCCGATAAGGTAGTCTGTGCCTACGGCCATTACATCGCCATCGAGGCGAAGGCCGGGAAGAACCAGCCGACAGAACTGCAACGTGCCGCGCTACGAGCCACGTTGGATGCCGGCGGCAGTGCTTGCGTCATCAATGAAGAGACGCTGCCGCACCTGGCCGTAATGCTCGACCGTCTGAAAGATGATGAGCGTCATGGTATCCGCTCGATGAAAACGGTCATCCAGCCTGACCATGTGAACATCTTCCAGGAAACAGTATCCCTTAACCCCGAGGACTTCGAATGAAACTGAACCATTCCAACTATGTATCCCTGGTAAATGATCTGGTGAGCACCTTCGGTAACCTGCCATCATTCGCCAGCGAAACCGAAGTGCGTGCCAACATCGAGAAGCTACTGTACATCCACGGTGTCGGTATTGATCATGTGCCCGCACCAGTAGATGGCGACCGCAATGAGTTCGCGAATCACCAGCCGGTCATCGACATGTGCGAGCACGTTATCAAAGCGGCGGCGCGCGCGGGCATTGAAGGTAACGAGATGTTGACCCTCAAAGCCAACGTGCTGAACGTCGCCGATCGCATGAGCGCTAGGATTCTGTCGCTGCGTACCGCGGTGTCGAACCGTGAGGCTGACTTGAGAGAAGCACGTGGCCAGCGTGTCCCGAAAGCTGGACGGTTAGCTCCGGTCGCAGGACTGGACGATGCGTACTCATCCCTGCGCCGGGTACTGGATGCCGCATACGACCAGGCGGCCACCGGCAAAGGAGCTGAGCGCCACGCTAACGCACGTTCGTTTGAGTCCCAGCCGATGCAGAGTATCTCGGATTTGCTGGGCGACAACCACGGTCTGCTGTTCCAGGCGGTCAAAAAGATTCAGGAGTCCACACGCCTGCCGCACTATCGCCGGCGCGAACGTAAACTGCTGGGTGCCATTAACTACATTGCCGGTGCGATCATCTTTGATGTGAACCACTCGGCCCCGGAGGAAACTGATGCCGCGGATTGATGGTGCTGACCAGGTTATCGCTGGTCTGGAAGCGAAGATCGATAAGCTGGTTGCCGACAACAAAGCGCTGCGTGAAGAGAACGCGCAGCTCAATGACGAGCTGGACGCCATCTATGCAGAGCCGCAATGGTTCTCGCATCGTGGTGACTACCTCGTTATCGTGGCGGTCGTCTGCATCCTGGCGGCCGCCGGTTATTACGTGGGCAAACTGAGAGGGTGGTGGTGATGACCCAGAACTTACCCGACGCGCCGGTACCACGGCGCAAACAGATCCTGCCGGAAGGTGTCATCCGGGCGAAGGATAACGTCGACGACTTCTCGTTCTCGCAGAAGAGCCGGCAGTCCGAAGCAGAGCACAACATGGGCTACTACCTGGCCGAGCTGAACAACCGCAATCAGGAGCTGGAGAATCTGGTTGAGCAGCAGGACAAAGACCTGGCCGCCCTGCGCAGGGAGAATGCTGAACTACGTGAGCGCAGCATGAAGGTGGTGACCGCAGCCGTGCCGCCGGCGCTCCATGACTTTAGCAATGCGTCACGTATTGCTCGCCAGCGCAAGCTACTGGAGGACAAAGACAGTGAGCTGAATCACCTGCGCAATCAGGTTAACCATCTCAATGGCGAATACTCTACGGTTGCCCAGCAGCGTAATGAAGCACGTGAGCTGCTGCGTACATCACAGGCGCAGCTTGACCTGGTACGGGATGAAAGTCGTATGCAGCGGTCACGTTTGGACATAGTTACCAATCACCGGGATGCGTGGCGTTTGGCGGCAGTCATGTTTGCGATAGCTTTTGTCGGCGCACTAATTTTAGGAGGGTGATGTGTCATTCAACCGTAAGATGACGATGGGCTTACCGCCCGTCGTACTGGACTGGGAGACGATGTACGATCCCGCCGATAAGTACAGCCTCACCAGCATGACGTACGAAGAGTACGTCCGTGACCCCCGCTTCCAGGAGATCCTGTGTTCGTTCTACCTGCCGGAAGAGGGCGAGCACTGGTACGCTGTGGGGCACAAGAACATCGCCGCTGAGCTGCGCGCCCTGCGCCTGCATGAGTGCGCGGTGGTGGCACATAACTGCGTGACTGGAGATCACGAAGTGCTAACCACTGCAGGTTGGGTACGCTTCGACCAGCTCCAGGATGGTGTTGAAGTATTACAGGTCGATGTGAGTACAGGTGAAGGGAGCTTTGTAGTACCGAACAAGGTTATCCGCAACTCGTATGAGGGTGAGATGCTGGCGTGGGATTCGCGTTATCACAAAGGTATCTATACCCCAGCACATCGTTTTTACTACAGCACTCCCGACCGTCATGACTGGCGGGAAAAGACCGCAGAAGACATCTCACAGCTTGGGGCTAACAATGTTTACTTGCCGGTAACATACTGGCGGGAGGGGAAAGGTGATCAGTTACCTTTACCGCCAGAAGGCCTGCGCTTGCTCGAGGCGGTGCGAGCTGACGCACGGATAGAAAAAGGGCACATCAAGTTTCACATTAAGAAGCCTCGTAAAATTGAACGGCTTAAATGGTTATTGGATGTACTGGATATTTCATACTCTGAACGTCAGACCCCACGCGACACAGTGCATATAGGGTTGCACCACGGCCCAATAGTTAATGTCATCGTTAACTATCTGACAGAAGATAAGAGCTACCCCACGGCCGTACTCGAGCTACCATTATGGCAGCGTAAGGTTCTGGTGGACGAGATGCGGTACTGGGATGGGCATTCTCCAGAACGCGGTGAGGGCTTTAGTGTATCGTCTGCAAAAGCTGCTGAGATTGAACTATTTACACATCTGGCGCGGTCATGCGGTTTTATGGTTAGCGCTGTGAGTTATGATCAGCCTAACACACGTGGGTACAGTCGCCCAGATGGTGTCTTGTCATCGTTGTATATCCGGGATAAAGCGCGAGTCAAGTTACAGTATGCTCCCGAACGTATACACTTTAACGGTACCGTATATTGTGTGAACGTCCCCACGGGTGCATTCCTTGTACGTCGTAATGGTGCCGTATGGGTAACAGGTAACTGTAACTTCGACGGCTTCATCCTGCGCGATGTGCATGGCATCGAAGCCGCGGAGTACATCTGCACCCTGGCGATGGCTAAGCCCCACGTCGGGGCTAAGCAGTCGGTAAGCCTGGCCAAACTGGCAGAGCTTATTGGCCTGCCGGCAAAGGGTAAGGAAGTCGAGAACGTGATGGGTATGCGGCTCGAGGACTTTACCCCCGAAGGGTTGAAGCGGTACGCCGCGTACGGCCAGCGCGATGATGAGTTGTGCTGGGGGATCTTCATGAAGTTCCGGTCGTTCTGGGATGACATGAGCATGGAGATCATGAGCGACACCATCCGCTGCGGCGTGGTACCACAGTTCCAGGTGGACGTGCCGCTCCTGCAGGGGTACCTGCCGCTGCTTGAGAAGCGTCAGAAGGATCTGGTTGACGAGCTGGCCAAAGACTTCGGCATGAGCGGTGAAGAGATGTCGAAGGCGCTGGGCAGTAACCCGAAATTCGCAGCGTGCCTGGAACGCCTGGGTGTTGAGCCGCCGACGAAGGTGTCGGAGAAAACGGGGAAGACCTCGTTCGCTTTTGCTAAGACGGACATGGGGTTCAAGGAGCTGCTCGAGTCCCCGGATGAACGTGTTGTCACCCTGTGCGAAGCGCGCATGGGTAACAAGTCATCCATCGGTGCCAGCCGCGCGCAGCGGCTCATTGACATCGGCCGCCGCGGTCGACTGCCGATGCCCCTCGATGCGTTCGGTGCCGGCACCAGCCGCTGGACTGCGTTAGGCGGCCAGAAGATCAACTGCTTTACGCCCGGTCATGAGTTGCTCACACCTGATGGGTGGGTTGCGGTCGAGGATTATATCCCTGGGACACCGTTAGCGCAGTGGTGGCCATCCGGGAAGATTAACTTTGACCTGAACCCCGGGTGGCTGGTGAAGCCTTATAGCGGGGACGTCATTGATATTGATGCACCTATGGTGTCCGCAACGGTGACGCCTGACCACCGTCTGTGCTATGTGTCTCAGGCTAACGGGCAAATCGTGCATCGCACTGCGCAGTGGTTGGCAGAACACTCGGGGATGGACAGTATACCTGTCACAGGCATCGTGGACACAGAGGATGCTCCTGTACTCGATGCAGAGTTGAGGTATTTAGTGGCACTACAGGCTGACGGTAGTGTGACGAAATCAGGCGCGCATATCTTCGGCTTTCGTAAGCCCCGAAAGATAGCGCGGTTGACGGAGATACTGGATAGTTTTGCCCGGGGTTCGTACCGTAAGATGGAAGGACACACCACATATTTTGGGTTGACTAAGAAAGCACAGACGTCGTTTATTGCACAGACAGGTAAAGGCTTTGGCCCGTGGTTGCTGAAACTTAGTGCGCGACAGTTGAATATCATATGCGATGAGGTACGGTTCTGGGACGGTAACGCGAACAGCAATAACGGTATGCTGGAATTTAATGCTGCAGACAGGGTACAAGTATTGTGGCTGGATACGGCGCTGCGGCTCTGCGGCAGACGTGGTGCAGTCTATGAGTATCCGAGACATGCCGGGTATGATGCTGTGCACAGGCTGTATGAACGTAAGTCTCCGTGGGGTAGTGTTGACACCTCGCGGCAGGTATCTCGTGTGGCGTATGAAGGGCTGGTTTACTGCCCGAAAGTGGATGCGGATACAGTAGTGGTGCGTCACAGGGGGCGCATCTTTATGTCGCCGCAATGCCAGAACTTCCCCAAACGTGGTGGCGACATCACCCTCCGGCAGTCCATCATGGCCCCGCCCGGGTATCACGTAGTCACCTGTGACCTTAGCCAGATTGAAGCGCGCCGTATGGCCGCACAGTCCGGGCAGTGGGATCTGGTTGAGCAGTTCAAACACGACCTCGACCCTTACTCCATCTTCGCCACTGAGCTGTACGGATACCCGGTATCCAAACACAATGGCAAAAAGAAAGAACGTAACGTTGGTAAAGAGTCCATCCTGTCCATGCAGTATGGTTCCGGCGGCCGCGCGTTCTGGCTACGTCTGCGTTCGGCATACAACATCTACCTCGAAGAAGATTTCTGTGTAGAGGCAGTATGGAAATACCGTCGCAAGTATAAGCACATCACAGATTTCTGGAACCGTTGTGACCAGGCCATCAAAGTGATGCGCTTTGGAGGTGAGTTCGCCTTCGGTGAGAATGATGCGTACCTGGCAGTGAAGGGCGGCATCTACCTGCCGGATGACTACTTCCTGAAATACGACCAGATAATCGAGGTTGAGAACAAAGAGACCGGCAAGCATGACTTGATGTACATGGACAGGACGAAGCGTTCACTGCGTCGTCTTTACCGGGGCATTGTCGCAAATAACGTGACACAGGGAAGCTCGGCACGTATACTCCAGAATCATATTAAGTGGCTGCGAGACGAAGGCATCTTCATGTGCGGGACAGTGCACGATGAACTGATCTTCCTGGTGCCGGACTACGACCTGGAGGAACAGTGCGCACTTATTGAGAGCACGATGAAGCGCGTGCCGGCATGGGCCGAAGGTACCCCTGTCGACTGCGAGCTGACCGTCGGCCCGAACTACGGTGACCAGTACGACTTGCCGATTTACCTCGAGGGTGGGTGCACCAAGCTGGGTGCCGAAGCTGTCATCCGCGAGCGTAAGCGGCAGGCGGCAAACTAAGCGAGGAACTATGCAAGAGATCAAACTCATCATCCACGAAGTGGACGGCCAGGTTAACCTGCGTATCGAGGGGATGCCCAGTGATGTGCACACCCGGCTGGCATCGCCGGCGCAGAACGTGACCGTCGCTGAGCGCCTGGCGCTGGTGGCGATGGACGCTACTGTCAATGCCCTCGAGGGCTTCGGCTTATCAGAGGGGGACGCTGTCAATGGGTAACATCATAATCAGTGGTACCGCGATCGAGAACCTGGCCGAAGCGCTGGGCGTCGACTTTAATAAGCAGCACAACAGCGGGTACATGGGGCCAGACAACGAGCGCGGTCTGTTCGTCGAATGCGTGGCTGACAATGCTGGTTGCATCACGAACTTCCTGGACGACAATGCGGAGCTGTACATTGTCGACGAGGATAAGTTCGTAGCGGCCTTCGTCGGCACCTTGCTCACGTACCGGGAGTTCGAGCGGGAGGTGGAGGATGCGCAATAAGATCCTCATCACTCCGCAGGAGATGAAGGATGTGCTGGCGAATCCGCATGGCCACGATGTAGTGTGGCCAACCGCGGCAGACAAAGCACTGGCGCTGTCGTTCACGAAGATTGAAACCTTTGAGACGTGCCCCCGCCAGTACGCTGAGAAGTTCATCTGGAAAACGGTACCGTACAAAGAGACGCCTACCACCCGCTGGGGTAACCAGGTGCACAAGGCGATGGAAGATTACGTGCTGAATGGTAAGCCGATTACCGATAAGCAGATCAAACCATTCGCCTCTGTCGGTGATGCCCTCATCGCCAAAGAGAACAACCTGCACGACCGCGGCATTCTGGTGCGGCCGCTGTTCGGTGAGCAGGAGTGGGCGTGCGACCTGACCATGCGTGAGCATAGCTGGTTCGATAACAACGGCGTGTTCCTGCGCGGTAAGGCTGACTGCGGTATGGGTACGCAGAACACCCTGTTCTTGTATGATTACAAAACGGGCCAGGGCAGCAACCCCAAACCAGAACAGCTCGAGCTGATGGGGCTGATGGCAATGGCACAGAGCAACCTGGTACCGCCGACCGTTAAGAAGATTGACGGCACGCTGCTGTATCTCGAGGCGCGCAAGACGGTACCGTTCTCGATGCCCACCGTCGAGTACAAAGAGCGCTGGGTGAAGTGGGTGAAGCGTGCGTTCGTCATCCTCGATGCGTACCAGCGCGACTCCTTCCCGGAGAAACAGAGCGGCCTGTGCCGCAAGTGGTGTGACTGCTTTGACTGCCCGTTCAATGGGCGCAATGCAGACGGTACTGACAAGTGAACGTGTTCGATGAGCTGCGCTTAGTGCAGCTCCAGCAGGACGTCGATGAGTTGAAGTTCATGGTAGGCATACTGCTGGCCGCCATGTTCCGGCACGATGACACGCTCCTGCGGGAACCCGAAGCGATCATGGATTTGATGGAACACTTTACCAACGAGGTGATAGTCCGTGGCAGAGAACGAGGAAACAGTCGACCCGTTAGTGCAGCAGATGATCAAGAGCGATGCGCTGATCGCCGCACTGGGTCAGGTACGCGACGACCTGCGAAAGCAAGCCAACCAGATCGACGCCGTGATAAACATGGCGTCAAAGCTGGACGAAGTAACGGGCATGGCCGACGCACTCCAGGGCGGCGTCGCCGCATCGAAAGGTAGGCTGATTAACCTGATGAAAAAGATGTACCCGGAGCTGGCCAACGCCAGCGATGAAGAGATTATCAAACGAGTAGGAGGCATGAAGTCGTGAGCCGCGTTGTCTTTACCCCTGAACTTGTGCGGGAGCTGATCGATTATGACCCTGAGACTGGGGTGATGACGTGGCGGGAGCGCCGCGCACAGTTGTACCTCGACCTGGTGCCGGGGATCACAATGGAGGCGGCGCTGTCCCGCGCTGGCCGATTCAATATGACATGGGCTGGCCGGGAAGTTGGTACCGACCAGGTGTACAAGAGCGTCAACCGGCGCGTGCGCATCTCGTTCGGTAGTGGCATCACTGCCGTACGCAAGAACGCCACCACGGTAGCGTGGATGCTGGGTGCTGGCCGTGAGCCGCAGCCTGGCAAAGAGGTGATCACCTGGGACGGTAACCCCCGGAATTTAGCTGCAGAAAATATCGTCGAAGTTTCAACGCCTGTCCGGTACATACTGGAGAACCCAGCAGCCGGGTTGATTCAGCGTCAGGACGGTAAGTGGACGTGGGTTATCAACCACACGAACAACCGTCTGCGCGGCACCGGCGAGGGCTATGATGATAAGCCTGCCGCCAGGGCAGCGCGCGATGAGAAGCTGGCTGAGCTGGGACTGGGCGACATCACCCGGTTAAGCGATGTGATCAATGGCAAAGATTGAGATTTACAAACAGAAGCTGCTGGTGGTTAACGGCACGCCAGCAGAACTGGAGAAGATCAGGACACTGCCGAAATACTGGGACTTGCCAAGCGGTGACGCAGTAGCAGTCCCCTGGACATACGAGGACTCAGCGTGGTTGACGGCAATGGGATACCCGTCAATCAGCCCGATGCCTCTGCAGTACGACTTCCCATGCCCACCGAACTGGACGGCAATGCGTCACCAGATACGCATCGCTGACTTCCTCATCCGCAACCGTCGCGGCTACTGCCTGGCGGGTACCGGTACAGGCAAGACCGCGAGCGTACTGTGGGCAGTGGACTATCTGTGGCAGCTCGGGCACATCAAACGTGTGCTGGTCTGCTGCCCGTTATCGGTCATGCTGGATGCGTGGGGGCCAACGGTACCGAAGCTCTTCTTCACCCGCCATGCGGTGGCTACCATCCGCGGCGCACCAGAGAAGAAGCGCCGGCTGGCGACGTCGGACACATTCATCCACGTCATCAACCCGGATGCCCTCGAGGGTGTGCACACGGAGCTGATGAACAATAACTATGATGCGGTCGTCATTGACGAGAGCACGATGATTAAGAACAAACAGACGAATCGCTGGGCGCTGATGAAGCCGCTGGTGGACAGAGCCACCTGGTCGTGGCAGTTGACCGGGACACCATGCCCACAGGGGCCACTCGATGCGTATGGCCAGCTCGCCATGTTCAACCGCTTCGAGGTGGTGGACGGGCGGCACATGTCATTTAAATACTGGCAGATCGCCACGCAGATTCAGCTCAATAAATTTAAGTGGGTGAACAAACACGACTGGCAGCAGACCGTTGCCCGTTACATGTGGCCTGCTATTCGCATCAACACCAGGGATTGTATCGACCTGCCGCCGCGCACTGACAACCGCCGGTGGATAGCACTGACGAAGTATCAGGAAGCGGCCATCAAGGCGCTGATCAAAGACCAGAACATCCGGCTCGGCGGTAAGGAAGTCACTGCCCCGAACCGCGCTGTGCTGATGAACAAGCTGGCGCAGATATGCTGTGGCGCTGTGCTGGACAAGGACGGCGAGCCTGTAGAGCTGCAGCCCACCAGACGCCTGGAGGAATGCAACTACATCATGGGCCAGGCCGAGGGCAAGGTGCTCATCTTCGTACCGTTCCGCGCCGCGGTGCAGACGGTGGCTGAGTACCTGCGCAAGCAGGGGTGGAAGGTAGCTACGGTGGATGGCAGTACGCCAGTCGGCCAGCGCCAGGCGATCTTCGACAAACTGCAGGTGCCCGGGCGTGAGGATATTGACGGACTGGTGGCGGTACCGCAGTGCATGTCGCATGGCGTGACGCTCACCGAAGCCGACAATGTTATCTGGTACGCGCCGGCACCGAGCAACGAGGTGTACCTGCAGGCGAACGCCCGTATGGAACGTAACGGCCAGTGCCGCAGTATGACTGTCACAGAGCTATGGTCACACCCGCGTGAGAAAGAATTGTATGACGTCATCGCGGGCCGTGAGAAGGGACAGTTGACACTACTCGACATTTGCAATAACCTTTTAAGAGGATGACAAGCGAGGTCAATATGAGCAACCCATTAGCAGATTTCACAACTGGCGATCTCGTCAGCTATTACGCAGAGTATCGCCGCCAGATTGATGCCATCACGGCAGAGGCCGATGCGAAGCTGGCGAAGCCGAAGAAGATGCTGGCCGCCCTCGAGGGTGAACTGCTTCGCCGCGCGGCGGAAGAAGATGTCAAAGCCTTCCCATGCAACACCGGCACCTTCTCCCTGGTGGACACCCGCCGCTACAGCGTCAGTGACCCGGTAGCCTGGCAGAACTTCATCTTCAAAGAACAAGACCTGTCGTATCTCGGCAAGTCGTTAACCAAATCGGCAGTTGAAGAGTACGAGAAAACCCACGGCGAACTGCCGCCGGGTGTCGGTACCCACGTTCAACGTACGATTCGTTTCACTCCCAGCAAAAAGTAAAGGGGCATCTTGTGAGTAATGCACTGAGTGTTTTAAACAAAGGTAATGCAAACCTGCCGGCGCATCTGCGCCAGGCTATGGAAAACGATCACTCCTGGGATGGCGTGGGTGGTGTTGCCATCCCCCGCATCGAGGTGAGTGACCGCCGCATCAAAGCCATCCTGAATGGTACCGAAGTGGCCAGCTCGAAAGACCCTATCACCGTCGTGCTGGTTAAGCCGGGTGCCGTGGGCCGTACGTTCTACGCCAAAGAGTATCAGAAAGGCGAGAAGGCTAAGCCGGACTGCTACTCTATCGACGGTATCAAGCCGGCGGCAGATGCACAGAACCCGCAGTCAAACCGCTGCGACACCTGTGAGCAGAACATCAAAGGCTCCAGCAAGACGATGGCCAATGCGAAGGCCTGCCGCTACCGCCAGCCGGTGGCCGTGTGGATCCCCAGCGATAAGACATGGGACACCCTGTTCCGTGTGAGCCTGCCGGCAACGGCAATCTTCCCGGACGAAGAGAACGCCGACGGCTTCCGTCCTCTGAACAAATACGTGAAGGAGCTGCGCGCTGCCGGCGCGAACCCGAACATGGTGTACACCGAGATGGCCATCGACGACTATCAGGATCAGCCGCGTCTGCTGTTCAAACCGATTGGCTGGATCGAGAACGAAGAGGACTTCGCCCAGGTGCGCAGCCTGCTGGAGTCTGATGCTGTCGACGACATCCTGAATACTATGCCGCAGGATGATGACACTGCTACCAGCGGTGCGGCTTCTGCCCTGGGCCAGCGCCCGTCGCACATCGACAACGATGGTGTCGACACTCGCCGTAGCCGTCGCGCCGATGCCAACCAGGTACCGGAGCTGCCGACTGAATGGCCGCAGGGTGTGGGTGATACCGAGTTCATCGACGACAACGACACATACTGGTTCCACCCGGAGAGCGACAGCTACTTCATGGTGAAAGCCGGTGAGAACCTGCCGCTCGATGGCGTGTGCGAAGAGCTGAGCTATGAGGCGTTCGTTGCCGACGTCGCACAGCAGAAGCGCGAGCAGGAAGAGAAGCGTGCTGCTGAGGAAGAAGCCCGTCGCAAGGCCGAAGAAGAGGCACGTCGTAAGGCGCAGGAAGAAGCCGAACGTGCTGCCGCCCTGGAGCGTGCGCAGTCGCCAACCCGTCGTCGTGCAGCGCCTGTAGCAGACGCTGGTGCGGGTACCACTACCCGTCGTCGCGCCGCGGCTCCGGCACCCGAAGCTGACGCTGCGCCAGCACCGACCTCTCGCCGTCGTGCTCCGGCACCGGCTGATGATGCGCCGCAGGATACCGCACCTGCGCCAACGTCTCGCCGTCGTACGGCCGCAGCCGCCGATACTGACACGGCTGATGCTCCGCGCTCTCGTCGCCGCGCGCCAGTGCCAGCAGGTACCGGCGCTGCAGCACCGGAAGATGAAGGGGTAGCGCCACCAGCACGTCGCGCTGCTGCGGCCGCTGACCCGGAAGCACCTGCATCCCGCCAGCCGTCCAATAACCTGGCGGCGCTGGAAGATATTATCCTGGCCGAAAACAACGACGACTAACCACAGTGCCGGCTCTTCGGGGCCGGCTATTTAGTAAGGGAAGCAAATGGATCAAGCAACACAAGCGTACATCTTATGTGACCTGGACGGGTGCCTGGCGCTGAATGACCACCGCGGCCACCTGGTGCCCACCGGCGAAGCGCGCAATGACAGCGAGGCCTGGCGTGAATACGTTATGGCTTGCCGCTTCGACGTACTGAACTACACCATCGACAGCCTCATCCGTGGGCTGGCCGGGGCAGGGTACTTCATCCAGATTGGTACCGGCCGCATGGAGTATGCCCGCGGTGTCACCGCCGAGTGGCTGCTGCGCCACCATGTTCCTTTTGGAAATGTGATGCACCGTGCAGATGATGACTATCGCCCGAATGCACGGGTCAAAGAAGCTATGCTGGATACCTGCATCGCAAAGTTCGGCGCGCTGCCGAGCATGGCTATTGAGGATGACCCGGACACTATCGCCATGTACCACCGCCGTGGTGTCAACGTACTTTCTGTGGCTACTCGCAGTAGCTGCCTGACTATCTGAGAAGGACTTGAGCAATGCACAATGACCCGAACACCATCGAAGAATACGCAGAGAACATCGCCGAGCTGGCCGATGGCTTAGGCATTAATAACAAGACCTTAGCCATAGTTCTGCCGAACATGTCAACCTCGCGTATCAGTCGGTTAGTAAAAGAGCATAAGGCTGGCCCCGAGTTTGCTATGGACATTCAGTACGCCTATGATGTTCTGCTCGAAGCTCACATTCGCGGTGCCCTTCCTGTTAGCCCGAGAACCAGAACGCCTGCCGTACTAAAATTAATCGCTGACATGATCGTCGCTGAAACCAAGTTTGCGATCATGACCGAACAACACGGCAACCCTGGCTTTGACGACGCTGACGACCTCGCTACCTATCAGGCAATAGCAGAGAAGGCCGCGACATTTACTGACTGATAAGGACAAGGTTTGTGACTAACGCAGCGGAACTGAATCAGCAATTTCTGGAAGAGATTATTCCAGCTACCGGCAACATCGTCGTGTGTCCGGGGAAGAAGAGTAAGGGTATCTGGACTGACTTCACTGACCCGGTATGGCGTGAGAAGTTCCTGCAGGCAAACCGGGACAAGGACGTCTACTACAGCCCTGCCTCTTACCAGGGCAAGGCTCGTAAGCAGGACGAGGCAGTCGCAAGCTGCGTCCTCTTCATGGATATTGATGCCGGCGAAGTCAAGCAGGCTAAGCATGGCAAGGAAAAAGTTTACGATAACTGGAAGCACGCGCTGAATGACATCCTCGAGTGGGTGGCATGGGCGAAGGTGCCGGCACCGTCCTGGATCATCCGCTCCGGGGAAGGCCTGCACCTGTACTGGGTATCGAAGGACGAGATGAACCGCGCAATGTGGGAGCCGCTGCAGCGCGGCCTCATGCGCAAAGCCGTGGACGGTGATGTCAAGGTTGATGGTGCCGTCGGTTCGATGAACGAACTGCTTCGTTTGCCCGGTAGTATCCACCAGGCCAGTGGCCACACTGTGGAGATACTGGAGAACCAGAGCACTGGCGTCCAGTACGATTACCTCGATCTCTGCCGGTACTTCCCGCCGGTGGATAGTGCGACGGCCTCGGCACCCGGTGCCCTGGGCGTTATGCCTGCGCACCTGCAGGGTGAGATGGACGACACATGGTTCATCGAACAGCCTCATGCACCGCGCAGTTTCCGTAAGCTGCTCGAGCGGTCATTAAACGGTGAGGGTTGTGCCTTCGTCGCAATGGGATACACCGACCAGGCGAAGCTGGCTGAGGAACCGTGGCGCGCGATGCTGTCACTGGCGATCAACTGTGACGATGGTGCTGAGATGATTCACGAGATCAGCAATAAGCACCCGGAATACAGTGCGTCAGAGACAGAGAAGAAGGCTGACTACGTGGTGGACAAACCGTACCGCTGCGTCTCGATCGAGAACCTGTGCCCGGGCATCTGTAATGGGTGCCCACACAAAGTGAAGTCGCCTATCACGCTGGCCAATACCATCGACACCTCTAACCTGGTGTCGCCGGCAGAGCACCGGCAGAAAATCTTGCGTGAGAAGAAGGCACTGCTGGCTCCGGCCACTGACAGTAAGAGCAGCGCACGCCGGGTGGTAGCTGAGAAGATTGCCGACCTCGATGCAATGGAGCCAGTGTTCCCGGACGGGTACGCCCTCACCCCATCTGGCAAGCTGCTCAAGCACCAGAAGGATGGCGAGCCGGTCATCATTTACGACCGTCCGTTCTACCTGGTCGAGCGCCTCAAGTCTGATGGCGACGGCGACATGCTGTTGATGCACTACGAATCGCCGCAGGATGGGATTCGTGAAGTGTCCATTCCGCAGACTGCACTATCGTCTAACGATGTGCTCCTGAAACTGCTGGCAAAAGTGGGCATCCTGTCCACCAGTAAATTCCAGGATACGGAGTTACCAATGTTTCTGAAAAAGAGTGCGCTGGAAATGCAGCAGCGCAAGGCGCGTGACCTGCGCCATAACTTCGGGTGGCAAGGCCACACGGACAGCTTCGTCCACGGCCGCCACGAGTTCACGTCTGATGGTGAGATCCACCTCACCAGTGTTGCCGGCGGCGATAGCTTAGTCGAAGCCATGCAGCCGATGGATGATGCTGACCCTGCAGAGTGGGGCCGCCTGGCGCAGCAGTTCATGATGAAAGGTTTCGAGCCTGGTATGTTCGCCATCGGCCTGAGCCTGGGCGCGCCGCTGTTTAAGCTGGCCAACATGCAGGGTGGCCTGGTGCATCTGTACTCCGCAGTATCGGGCCGCGGTAAGACCACCGCGATGCGTACGGCGCTGTCGGTTTGGGGTCGCACCCAGGCGAGCAGTGCCGGCTCCGGCCTGATGTGTATCGCCAACGATACAGAGAACGCCATCTACGGCCGTCTGGCAGCGCTGGGCTCGATCCCTACCGGTATTGATGAGCTGACCGATAAGCGCGAGGACGAACTGCGCCGCCTGCTGTACAGCATCACCCAGGGTCGTCAGCGTGACCGCCTCGAGGGACAGTCCAACACCCTGCGTACGAACACTGGCACGTGGCAGATGGCCGTCATGTCCACCGGAAACACCTCGATCACCGAGCGCATGGGTACTGCCGGCGATATGCGCGACGCAGTGCTGGCACGTATGCTCGAGCTGGACTGCGAACACATGCCGGTGCTGGACTTACCACCTGGCAAACTCGACGAGTGGTTGAGCGAGGTGGAGCACCATCATGCCGGCATCGTAGGCCGCATGGTGTCGTATTTCATCACTAAGAACAAAGACGCGCTGCGTAAGAATATCCAGCACGTGCAGGACGTCACCCTGGCTGACCTCAAGTTTTCTCCGAAAGAACGCTTCTGGCGCGGCATGATGGTGTGTGCATTGTCTGGCCTGCAGCTCGGCAGCGCACTAGGATTGTTCCGCTTCGATGAGAAGATCATCATCGACTACTTCGCCAGCCTGCTGGGCAGCAGCCGCGCGGAACAGCGTGAGGCACTGAACTCACCGAAGGATATGATTGCTGACTTCCTGTCCGACCATATCGCTGACCAGCTCGTGGTACCGACAGAAGCACACGTGCCGAACGAACTCGACATACCGAAGTCGCTGGTGTCGAAGTTCGTCCGGGAAACCGAAACCCTTTACATCTCGCAGCGTGCGTTCCTCGACTGGGCGACGCAGCAGAAGATGGGTACGAAACAGGCCGAGAAGTACCTGGTCAGCCTCGGGGCCACCACCGATCGAGTGGCGCTCATCCCTGGCGAATCAGGCCGCGAGTCCCGCATCAAGTGCTGGATTGTGCCGAACTATAAACTGGCTTCGCTGCCGCCGCGCGAACCAACATCCGAAGAACAGTCGTACATCGACATGATGGAGAGATCCCGATAATGACTACGAACAAGTTACCCCAGGTAGACGAGGCGGCACCGCGCCGCCGCAGCGTGGCCGCGAAACCAGCGGCTGAGAAGAAAGCGAAGCCGACTGCACCACGTAAGAAGGCTGCGCCGGCTGACCACGCCCCGACGCCTGCGCAGACTGATATCGTACTGCGCGACCAGGCCGAACGTGCACGTCTGGCGCGCGAGGCTGCGCTACAGGCTGCGACGCCAGCGACGTTCAGCCCCGAGCATATTGGCGCTGTCGAATTAGCGCCAGGTATGTATGAGACTGCGCCGGCAGCTCCGGCACCAGCACCAGCACCAGCAGCTCCGGCACCGCTGGACTCCAGCCAGCTCATCGTTAACCAGGAGCTGGTGGACGTGCTGAAAGCTGTGAAGGGTACCAGCCTGGGCGACTTCGAGAAGTTCCTGCACGAGCTGTACCCCATGATGGAACTGTGGCGTCAGGCCACAACTGAGGGTGCTGCGCGCCGGCACGCACTGTCTATTCTCCTGCTGATTAAGGAGCGCTTCTGATGGCTAAATTTCGTAAGAAACCTGTAGTTATTGATGCTATCCAGTATCACGGGGCAGCGAATGTACTGGAAGTCCTGGCCTTCACAGGTAAAGCAGATAACTTCCATGACTACTTCATCAATGAAGCTGTGTTTGAAGCGTATGTTGCTGCGGACCCCGAGCAACGTTTTAAGGTTTACACCTTAGAGGGCACGATGATCGCCAAGCCAGGTGACTGGATTATCCGCGGCGTGTCTGGGGAGCACTACCCCTGTAAGCCTGACATTTTTGCAGCTACCTACGAGGCTGCAGAGTAATGGCCGGCGGCTTCAGCAATAGCAAAACGCCGAAGCACCTGCGGGGCAAGTGGCGCACTCCGTTAGCGCTGTTCGCTTCGCAGGATAAGGAGTTCCAGTTCACTGGTGATGTGGCCGCCGAGCCACACACGGCTCTCCACCCGCGTTACATCACGAAGGAAGAAAACGCGCTGGTGCGATTCTGGGACGACTTCGGGGGCATAGTGTGGTGTAACCCTCCCTACGACGACATCATGCCGTGGGTGCAGGTAGCGGCCCACTGCTGCGACCGTGGGACTGGGTGTGTGATGCTGGTGCCGGCGAGTACATCCGTCGACTGGTGGGCTGAGGCGTTGGCCACTGTGTCGGAAGTACGATTTATCATTGGTGGTCGGGTTAAGTTTCTCGACCCCCAGACGGGCAAAGCGCGCAACGGGAACATGGGTGGGAGTGCATTCCTCATCTGGCGTCCCGGCGATTTCCCCAAAGAAGCGCGGGTCACATGGCACGACCGTGACACGCTGTACGCAACCGGCGAGAAGTACCTCGCTGATAACTTCCACCGCCTGCCGGTGGGTAAGGAAACGCAATGAGTGTTGTTGTGTTTGATGGCTTTGACATTGTTGGTGATCGATACCTGGGCCACGGCTCAATGATCTACGACATACACAAAGTCGGTGAGACAGACCACTTCTTCTACGGCTTCGTCGGTGCACCATCCGTGGCGCAGATGATGGTTGCGAAGCTGCAGGATGAGTGGGGTCAACCTGGGTACTACATGCGCTTGAACGAGTGGTCGCTAGGCATCTCTGACCGCACTGCGAAGGATGACGTCGCAGAGCTGTTGGTCATCCCGAAGCAAGGCGACTACATGCTGTACTGGTACATCGGCCTGCCCATCGACCGCATGACCAAACAACCTTACTACCTCGGGTACCGCGATGGATACGGACTGTTCAACTACTGTCGCGCGCTGCAGAATGGTAAACCATTCGCCCGAGATTGTGTAGGCATGTGCATTACGGCCAGTGCGGTAAGCAACGACCCCTATGCTGTCGGCCCCTTCGATGTACTGACAGTTAACCCTGTTGAAGCATTACAAGGATAAGTTATGGAACAGAAATTTACTGACGTCAGTCTGGACATCGAGAGTGCCGGCACCGTAGCGGGTTACATGGTGCTGAACATCGGCGCGATCTTCTTTGACCGTAAGCATGGCACCTTCGGTGAGCGCATTGACCTGAGCCTGGACGTGCAAGACCTTGAGGCGAAGGGGTACAAGAAGAGTAAGAGCACGATGGAGTTCTGGGACAAGCAGCCTGACGGCGTACGTGAGCACTGCTGGGCGGGCATCCTGCCAGTCAATGATGCGCTTCGCCGCCTGGCGCGCTTCCTGGAACCAGCGCTGTTCAATAACAGCCACATCTGGGTGAAGGGCGAGCACATGGATATCGCCATGCTCGAGTTCATGTATGATGCCGAAGGCCTGCCGGTACCGTGGATGTATCGGGCACCGAAAGACCTGCGCACGTATGAGCTGGCGCTGGTTGATGCTGGCCTCGATACCGAGTTTATCATCCCGCACGAAGGCCCCGCACATACCGGGCTGTCCGATGCAATCTACCAGGCACGCTGGGTAATGGCCGCGTTCCGTCGACTTAATCAGTGAGGATTCTATGAGCGATTTCGATATTTGGATTGAAGGTCTACGCAAGGTGGTACTGACGGCCACCGGTTCCAGCGCTGTCGATGAAGAAGCGTGGGTTGAAAACTTCGAGCGTGGCCAGACGCCGTTAGAGGCCTGGCTGGAAGAATACCCGGAGGATGCTGAGCTGTTCGACGAGGACTGGGAAGATTGATTGGAAAGCCCCTCGGTTGAGGGGCTTATCATTTAGACTGCGGCTTCATCCGGGTCGCCTTCGGATAGGCTTACCAGCGACAGATAAAGAATCTGCACCTTCTTGTCTTCACGAGTGATCGTATCTTTGGCAAAGACGAACTCATAGCCGAAGGCTTTGACCATAGCATTCATCTCTGCAATACGGTCATCCCAGTTACCGAAGACGTAGAGCATATCAACAGCACTCTGCTCCACAATGTAAGGACGATCCTCAATCAGCGCAGCGTGCAGTGCACCTACCACTAGTTTCTGAATATAGCCGTCCGGTACCGTCACGGAGGTATCCCCCTGTCGAACATATTCCATACCATAACTCCTATTTACGGATAGGCTTTGCGGTCAAGCTCAATGTGCGGCCCATCTTTCAGGGTAGTCCAGTCACCGCCCCATACGATGGGGATGCCCAGCTTCTTCGCTTCGGCTTTGAAGGCATCCGCCACCGCCTGATAATACTTCCATTCCCAGGTGATGTCTTTGCCCAGGTAGACCGCGAAGTCGATGGCGTGGCCAGTGAGATGGCGGGAGTTCATTGTCTGGCTCGCGCCGGCGGCAACGTTCTTCGCCTGCTGCTCTTTACTGCGCAGCCCCTCAGTGATGCCGAAGTCATAAGGTGAATTTGCCAGCGTGGCACGCGCCAGCTTAACGAGATCTGGGTGTACGCCTTGCAGATTAGTCTCAGAGCGCTTGCTGAATTTGAACATTATCATCTCCTTTGCACTGGGCGAGTTCACGCTCAGCACGAATCAGTTGATCCATAAGTTTCCGGCGTTCCTCGGACTGTTTGGTCACTGTCTCCTGCAGGGTCTGCACCTGCGCTGACAGCCTGGCCACTTCGTCCCGGAGCATGGCAATCACCTGGGCCTGTGAATTAAGGCTGGTGGTCATGGCATCCGTGGTCGCCGCGTCGGCTTTCAATGTCATGTAGCCTTTGCGAAGCAGGTAAAGAATCCCTACTATCGCGCCGGCTACGGTTCCCCCTCCAAATAGTGGACTGCTCAATAACGCTTTAAGCAGGTCGGCCTCCATCGTCATCCCTCCTGAGATTGCGCGCGACGAGAACTACGCACGAGAAGATAACCATCGCGGAGCCGGCATAGGATTCCGGGAAGGCAGACGTCTTAACCCAGAGAACGTACGCCGGAGCCACGGTGGTGTAGGTAACGAAGGCAGCGACCAGGACGGATGTGACGATACGGCTCCACCAGTAGCATATGAATAGCCGGCAACACACAACCTGGTAGATGGCCAGCGGGATAAAGATCGCTGCTGAGATACCGTTCGGCATCCACCCCAGGGCGTGCCACACGTTAGCGTCAATGCCACTATCCACGCTAGGTTTTAGCACAGGGAGAAACCACACCAGCAGATACAAAAGCACACCGACTGCGGGAGTAAGTGTGTCTCCTTCGAAGAGCCAATGCAATACATGGAACGTACCGCGTTTCAGGTGTTGGGTCATGAGATAAGTTTCTCCAGCAGAAAGTATGTCAGCCAGCCGAAGCAGGCACCGTACAACCCGCCGCGCCAGAAACTGCAGCAGTAGCAGGTTCTGGCGCTCCCTACCAGGAAGTCCATGATGGCACCCAGCGGGCTGTAATACCCGCAGAATACCCGTTTTAAAAGGGGCAGGTTATGCCCCGTACTCTCATTATTGTTTTTCATCCAGTTTCCGTAGCTCCTGTATGCCCCAGCCGTAGGCCTGATTCTGGCGCTGGCGAAGCTGATACAGTGCCACGGTTGCGGCCTGCGCGGCTTCATCGTCACCAGTCTGCTTCGCTTTGCTAAGCTGTTGCAGCCATTCGGACTGGTTCTTCCCATCGACGCGAACTGCGTTGGCGCGGTTGCGAACTTCTTTGGCAATGTTGCCGGCGCGGTTCACAGATATGGTACCGCCAGTGGCCAGTAAGTCGCGACCAGAATCGCTGGCGGTCTGGCGACGATACTCGGCATCGTACTTCTGCTGCAGCTCTTTGTACTTCGCCTGCAGCTCGTAGTCGTTAGGCTGAGCATAGAAGTCTTTGGCCACCGCGGCCATGAGCTTGTTCCGACCCTCGGTGATGGTGGTCGCGCTCGGGTTCAGGATGTTGTTGATGACACCGTATGCGCCACCGGTAACCGCCTGCACGCCGGCGTCGATACGCCCCGGGTACGCGATGGCACCCAGGCCCACCGTGTCCAGTCCCTCGGCAATCTGCCGCGCCAGCCAGCTCGTGCCAGGCTTCGCAGTCTCGATCGGCGTCGGGTTGTAGACACGCTTACCATCCGGGCCAGTGACAAACTCGGCATCGGTGCTGGTGTTGAAAGCGGTCTTGCCCAGGAACAGCGGGAATGCAAGCTGCGCCGCCGTCGGCGTGACAGCGTAGACAGCCGAGAACCCGACGTCGCCAGAGTCGAGCGGGGTGATCGGAGAGAACATCTGCCACCCGGACACCAGCACGTCTTTCAGGAACTGGCCTGCCGACAGCTTACCGGACATGAACAGCGTCCCGGAGTTGGCCAGCACGTACGGCAGGCGGCCTTCGTAGATGATCGGCAGCGCGTAGTCTCCGACAATGAATGCGTTGGTACGGTTGCGCATCGAGGCGTACTTGCTACCGCCGGCACCGTCGTCATCGTCCGGCTGGCTGATGCCGTCAAGCGCACTGACCATACCCATCGCCATCAAAGCCATCATGCCGTACTGCCCTTGCCGGCTGCTGGCGATCGAGGCGAACAGTCGACTACCCTGCATGGTCGCGTTCCAGAATGCGTACAGGTTGTGCAGCATACCGCCGTTACCCTGGCGTTCGAAGTTACCGTTGATCTCCTTCGACCCGCGGATGCCCTGGTCAACCAGCTCCTGGTTCTGGCGCACGAATGCCGTCAGCTCGGCATCGGTCATGGTGGTGATGTCACGCCCGGTGTGGTGCTGCAGGTACTCGACAAAACTCGCATAGCGGATCGCATCGTCGGCACTGTGCAGCATGTGCAGGGCTGAGTCACGATACCCCCTGACGATCTGGGCGCTCCCTTTGAGTAGACCGTCAGCCTCTAGCATACGTCGGTTGGTGGTGAGCCCGTCGAAGAGAACGGAGCGCTCGATGTTGCTCTGGTTGAGGAACGCGCCAGCACCCATACCGCCACCCAGTTTCCCGAACAGGTTGTATGCGGGGCTGTCAGACCGGTACCGGTAGCGCGCGGCCGCTACTTCTGGCAGGAGTTTGCCGGCACGCAGTACGGACTGCAGCGCCAGCTTCGCGCCCTGGGCCGCAGTGATGTCCCCACCGTACGCAGCCTGGTAGTTAAGCAGGGTAGTTGTGATATCCCAGGCGATCGTCTTGAGCTGGAACGCCGGGTTGAGCACCGTGTTGAACATGGCCATATAACGGGTGATGCTGCCAATGCCGCGAAGCAGCGCGTTCTGGTTCATGTTGTTTGAACGCAGGGCTTTCAGCAGGTACTTGCCATCGGTGGTACTATCGTTGATGTGCATCACTTTCAGCGTGCCGCCTTCGCGCCAGTACGCAGCGTTCTTATAGTTGCGCACGTGCTCCGGCAGACCCACCAGTTTGCCGTTCACATCCCAGCGCAGCTTGTACGTTTCGTACCGGCTGACCTCCGGGATCGGATTCTCTTTCAGCGTCTGCGCCAGCTCGCGCATGGCGTCGTTTTTATAGACGGCGGCCATACGCTGCTGGAGCTGGATGACCAGCGCAGCGAATGGGTTCGCAGCCTCAGTCTGGCGGCCAGAGATACCCTGCTCAGGCATGAGCCAACCGTTCAAGTCCTCTTCGTTGCGCATCGGCACATAGAACTCATACGCACCTTCGGCACGCTGGCCGTTCTCATCGAGGCCGCCGAGCTTACGGTACTGCTCAGTGGACAGGATGCCGGAACGCTCTTCCTCTTTGAGCACCTTCTGCCATTGTTGCCACACAGGTGTCGCAGCCTCGTGCAACACCTGTCGGTCACGAGAAGGTAGTGCATCCAGGTATGCAGTCATTGCCTCAGTACCCGTAAGTTCAACACCACTAGCATCCGTGAAACGAAACCCCGTAACATCGCCTTTCCATGAATACCTCTTGTTGCGCTCAAGTCCGTTCATTGCGAGCATGTAACGGCCGAGGTCATCGGCTGTACGGTTGATCGGACGCAGCTTGTCACCGATGGTGGTGAGCAGTGTCGCCAGGTCAGAACCGATACGGCCCTGGGCACGCTGCTGCCGGCGCGCATTCTCGAACGTCTGGTACAGCGATGAGTCTACCCCTACTGCCGCCAGCGCGCGGTCTATGCGGTTCAGGATCTCATATCGGTCGGTCTGCATAATCATCCACTCGGCACCGGTAGCGATGGTCTGCACGATACGATGCACAAACTCCTGCGCATTAGGCGGCAGGTACCGCCCCAGCGCCTGCTCCACGGCCTGAGCCACTTTGCTGATGACCGGGTTCTTTGCATCGTAGCGGGACAGCAGCCCTTCACGAATCGCGTTATTAGTGCTGGACAGTTCGCGAATCTCGGCACCGTACTTCTCAGCCACGAAGTCAGCGGCGTCCTGATACGTGTCGAAGTCATTCGTGTTGCGGCCGTACACCGAGTCGCTGTCTGTTTCGACACGATAGGTACCGTCCTCGAGTCGCTGCATGAGGCCGAAGTCCTGCCTGATAGCTTCGCCATCTTCGTTGATGTAGCGGGAGAGCAGACCAGACTGCAGGCCTTTGCTTTCCACTACACGTGCACGAGAGTTCGGACGTTCGCCGCCAGTTTGCAGGATGTTGGTCAGGCCGATGACGTCCTCGAGTGCGGAGAACGACTTCGGCGGCAAGCCAACCATCTGCCGTATTGCGCCGACAAAGCTGTTATACATGTTGCGCAGGCGCGGCAGCTTGCTGTACTGGGACTGGTACGACTTGAGGAAGTCCTGCATCTCCGGGTTCGACATGGCATCAGCCACGAACTCGTGCAGGTTCTCACGCCCGTTAAGGGGCATGTCCGATTTGTCCTTTGCTTCCAGCCACAGCACGTACAGGCCGTCGTACGCTGACTTGCGCTGGCCAGTCAGCTTGTTGGCCAGGCCGTCGTCGATGTACGAATGCGTGGCCGCGTGCACCGCTTCGTGGGCAATGATGTCCGGGCGATCAGCATAGCGCGTATCCACGACAATCTCGCCGGTGGCGCGGTCATAGTACGCCGGCACCTCACGGCCATTGACGGTCAGGCGTTCTTCACTGATGCGTGTACGAATCGGGTCGGTCACTCGATCCACGATGGCTTTCAGTGAACGCAGGATGACGCCGCGGGACGTAGGCAGGCCGATGATGGCACGCGCCAGCGCCCCGGACACATCGCCTTCTGCTACTGCAGCGCGCATCTCCGGTACCGGTTCGTGGAGGGCATCACCGGCCCCCGGCTTTCCCGACGGCAGCAGGTCACCATCATTCATCGTACGAAGCTGGCGAATGTTTGGGATGTCTGCGTTCGCCGCGCGTGCCTCGACCGGCGTCTGGTAGCTGGCCTCTGACTGGTCAGCGATGAGCCAGTCGCGAAGCAGGCGCAGACGTGCGGCCGCGTCACCCTCGTATTCCCCGGAGTTGATCTTGTCGTTGACGATGCGGTTCACGTACCGGCGCGTGTTCTTAATCTGGTCACGCGGCCCTTTGAAGTTACCGACTTCGCTCAGCTCGGGGATCATGCCGGCATTGATACGACGAACATCTTCCATCGAGATAGGCCGCCACTCCCCGATAGCCTGAGTGATGGCATCCTGTTTGTCCTGCAGGTAGTTCAGGTACTGGGTGGTGTGCAGGCGCGTGCGGCCGCTGGCACCAGGGTCAGCCTCGTACCCCGCCAGGCTGCGGATGACTGCCTCTTTGCCGTAGGCCAGGGCATTCTCGCTACGCAGGAAGCGCACTGCAGCGTCCATTGATTCCGTCGGCGCACCAGTCAGCTCTGCGGCCGTACGCATAAACTGGGTGCTACCACGCTGCTCACCGAGCATATCTCGATCGAGACGCTGGCGCATCGCATCTGGCACCCCACGTTTCGCCAGTTCACTGGCCACTCGAGTAGCGGCACGTTCGGCTTTGAGTGCACTGACTCCGGCAATCTTCGCCTGGCGAATCGCCTTACCATCCTGCGCCTGCAGTACCGTCTCGGCTGCGATGTTCCGCACCTGCTCATCCGTCACTGCGTTGACGTCACGCTGCAACGCTTCGCGGCGTGCGTTGTCAGCCTCAGTCCAGGCACGATGTTCTTCGTTCAGCAGATTGGCCAGACGCACGCGGCGATCTGCCTCAGCCGATGCCCGGGCATACAGCTCCTGAGCACGACCTCGGGCTACCGGGTCAGTAGCGTTCTGCGCATCGTATGCGAGCTGGTCGAAGGTACGGCCATCCTGCAGGTCATACGCCCGGGAAAACCACTGCTGATTCGCCTGGTTAACACGATCGACAAACGCTGCTTTGTTCTGGTTCGGTGTCTGCTGGTAGTCGCTCATCATGCGGCGTGCTTCGACAACGGTACGCGGGTCGACGCCCTGCAGACCATCAACGGCCAGCGCCGGAGCATTAGCCGACGTCGCTGCTGCGCGACGTGCCGCGCCGGTACCGCGAGGTACTTCACTCCACGGTGTCGCCGCCTGGGCAATACGCTCATCAATGATGCTCTGTGCGGCTTCGCCGGTAGGAGCACTGTCATCGTACGCCAGCGCGCTGTTCGTACGAAGCTGGTGGTACTGCTGGATTTCATTGTACGCCTGGCGCAGACCGTTGAGCGCGGTCAGGCGAACCTGGTCAGCCTGGGCCTGTGCAGGGTTCATTTCAACGTAGTCCTCGCGCATACGATCCAGTTCCCGCTGGCGAGCCGCCAGTGTCTCCGGGTCATTAGCATAGGACTCAACGCGCTGGCGCATAGTCTCGACAGCGAAGTCGCGTTGTTCTGCCGGCATACTGTCATACGCCTGACGCGCGGTATCCACGAAGTCCTGGTAAGAACCTGGGGCACGACCAACCTGTGGGGCATTACCACTCTGCTCCGGCGCTTGCTCTGCCTGTGGCCTGGTGGTAAGCGGGTCGACAACCTCACCTTCCACCGGTGCCCGATACGGAGCCACCTCACCACCGACCAGCGGGTCACGCATTGCCGCGGTCGCAGCCGCATCAGTCTGGCCAGCTTCGCGCAAACCATCCAGGTAATCCCGGAACGCCGGGTTCTGCATGAAGGCGTTCTGCGGGTTGTTGTCCGGGTTGAGCTGATCGATGTCGACGTGCCGGCTGTCGTCCATAGCGCGTTGTTCAGCAGAGGTGATGTCTGCCGGCTGCGCCTCACTGGTTGGCCCGGTCGCTTCGGCATCAGCAGCTTCTGCAGCGGCCGCACGACGTGCTGCGGAGCGGTCACGTGCACCACCCACCAGACCTGCGCCACCGCCCACCAAGCCGCCGAGCAGACCACCAATCTCCGTCGCCCGGCCGACATGGTTCCAGTCGACCTTGCTCATATCGAAGTTGCCGTCTTTATCGTAACCCGTCGTCAGGATAGCATCTGCCGCACTCTGTACTGCGTTGCTCGAGGCCTCAACGCCCATTGACCGCAGCGTCGTACGAAGCAGCGATGGCACCTCGTTACGTGCAATACGCACCGGCGTAGCACCCAGCAGTAATGACTCTGGCGTGTAGCCATAGCGCATAGCGATACCCGTAGCCAGGCCTGCGATAAGTCCGTCAAGACCTGCGCCGGCGGCCTGCTGACGAGTCAGCTCGAAGTCCCCGTTGCGCTCACCGATAGCCTGGGCACCCAGACCGCCACCGATACCACCCTGACCGATGATGTTAGCCGCGCGGTTCAGACGCGCTGCGTTAGTTACTGGTGCGGCAATTCTCGCTGCCTCGGCAGCAGTGCGCCCTGCAGCCGCCTGGCCAGCAGCACCAGCACCCAGTTCACGAGCAGCACCGCTGGCTGCGGTGCGCGCCGCTGCAGCGCCAGCACCACGTTCTGCAGCACGCAGGCCAACTCGGGCCGCAGCACCAGCACCCCAGCCCATACCCACAATCTCAGCCAGATCGAGGGCACCGTAGCCCAGGTTACCCATATACAGATCAACCAGGTCACCGATGCCCTTCTTCTCATCGGCCATAATCTCATCACGCTGCTTCTCAAAGTCCTGGCGCGCTTCGGAGTTAAAGGTGCCCGCCGCCTTGTTCAGCTCGCGGGCACCTTTAGCCAGCGCCGAAGTGACCGAGTTCTCCCCGACCACGCCTGACGTGCCTGCGTTAATCAGACCGGCACCAGCATCAACCAGACCTGTAACACCACCCGCCACGGTACCGGCCAGGTTACGAAGGACGCCACCCTCCGGGTCTTTCGTGATGAAGTTCTTGTCGTTAGTCGACAGGTTCTGCTGGAGCTGCTGGCGCAGGAGATCCTTCGTCAACGGCGAATTCGGGTTAGCCTGCTGCCACTGGTTGTACGTCTCGTTCACATAGTCGTCGAACAGCTTGCGCTGGGTGACGGAGCTTTTGTTGTAGATGTCTTTCTCTTTCTCCCAGGCACCAACGTCAATAGTGGGTGCCTGTTGTGCAGGAGCCTGCACACCTGGCTGCTGTGGCTGGGCGATGAGTGGATCGGCCGCCGGCGCTACGCTGATAGGCATACCGGTAAGGCGGTCAATAAGCTGCCCATTACCGATGTATTGTGAGTTAGCCAGCGGGTCATAAACCCCGTCCGGGATGATTGGATTTGGCATTAGAAAAGTCGCTCCCCTAAACCTAAGTCAGTATGCAGGATACCGTCTAACTGCAGATCCGTCATCGGGATATTCTGCGCAGCAATGTCCACTGGCGCACGCTGTTGTGTCACTGGCTTCATCTCCTGTGACAACCCTGTCAATCCTTCGGACAAATCAGGGAAGTTTGCCGACGCCATAGGGTCACGTGGCCCAGCATCATTAATGCCAAACTGCTGCATCGTTTTACTGACCGCTGGCGAACGCTGCGTGCTGGTATAGTTAATGCCCAGATTGTTCAGCAACTGCTTCGTACTGTTCGAGTTAACGAAGTTATTCACGGCGCGGTTATACCGGGCGGCCATCGGGGTGATAGACTCCCAGGTACGTTTTCCCTGATCCACCTGTGCAGCACGACCCATCCCCGTATTCCAGCCAGTGGCCAGCGTATCGAGATTAAGACCGCGTTTCAGGCCGCGGTCATAATACTGGCCGATGACGTCGAGCTGCGTATTCACATCATTGGTGTGAGGCGCATTGTAGTCTTTGGCCAGGATGGGGGTGATCTGCAGCAGGCCAACGTCGTTGGCGCTGCCGGCACGTGAGTTTACATTCCAGCGCGATTCGATGCCGGCATTCGCCAGGATGTACGGGATAGCACTATCCGGTAATCCGTAGCGCTGCTGCACCTGACGAATCTTGGGCAGCAGTTGCTGGATGCGCTGTTGGTACTGAGGGTTCGAAGCCCAGTCCCCCGCGAAGTCTGCCATCATTTACTCCCTGTGTTGCTGTTAGTGATGACGGGTTGCGCTGGTGCTGACAGCCCAGTCAACTGGTTGAGCTGCGTCTGGACAGCCGTAATCTGCCCCAGGATGCTCTGCTCATATGCCGGGTTGCCGCCGTTGCGCTGGTTGTTATTGAGCTGCGCATACAGGTTCGTCAACGTCGAGTTAAGGTTGCTGATGCGGGACTGCTGGTTCCGCTCATCACCCTGCAGGAGCTGCATACGCTGGAATGCAGTAAGCTGGTTAGGGTCTGCTCCATTCGCAGCAGAACGACCGCTATCCATCCCCGTAAGCCTGTTGAGCAGTAAAGGTGAGTACCCTGCCCTGGGCATCTGCTTCGTACCACCGTTTGGGGTGACCGTAACACTCTCACCGGTAGGACTTACTCCGCCGGCATAGGTTCCCCAAACAGGCAGATTACTGCGGTAGACATCTTCACCCAGCTCCGGGTTAATCACTGCTGCGGCATTAAGACGTGCCAGACCCTGATCAAAGCGCTGCTGAGTGTTAATGTCCTGGCCACTGTTGATGAAGTCGCCGGCATAGTTAGGCATCTGCTCCGCAAACAGCGCATCAGCCTGAGCACTGGCCACCAGCGGGTTGCCCGTCTGGCGCAGCATAGTCTGGTAGACGTTCTGGTACTCCGTGGAGTTACGTGCGGCCATAGTCCGGGCCGTCGCGTTACGCTGTGCCATCTGCGCCGGGTTATCCTGGCCGAAGAAACGCGCCAGCCCCCAGTCAGCTAATTGTGACCGGTCACCGTAACCACCCGTAACCGTCGACGTGCCGCCGTTAGAGACGTAGCGGATAGGGCCAGACTCTTCCCCAAAAACATCACCGACAACTGTTGGAGCTTCACGCTGTAGTGTCGGGCCGTAATTGATAGGCTGCGTACTCGCAGGTCTGCTGGTCTGTTGTTCACCACGGTAGGTAGTAATCACCGGAGACTCCGGAATACCACCACTCGTCGGGCGCGCATCCAGCGCAGCACGTGCGGCTTCTGGCATACCTACTTCAAATGGTAAACCGTAGTCTACAGTCTGACGGCCGCCTGTCATTCTCGGACTTAGCGGAACGTTGCGCTGCTCGCCGGGTAGTGCTTGCGGATTGATTACCTGGCCCGTCGCAGGGTCTACAGTGGGAAAGCGACTCTGGTATGCCGGCGCATCCTGGTTCACTAAGTTTCCCCAGTGACTGGCATCAGTCTGTCCATACGGTGCCGTACCTACTAAGCGACTGACCAGGTCACCCCACGTTAAGCTCTCGCCAGCAGGGTTTACTCCAGCACCTGCACCCGGCTGCCCTACAGGGCTCGTGTACATATTAGGCATACGCCCTCCTTAGTAACGGATATAACCTGGAGTACCCTGTGGGGTAGTCGTGTTAAGTGACGCACCAGGCTGGTAGTTCAGCGCGTTTCGCTGGTTTGTATCACCGGTCAACGCTGTCTGGAACTGGTCACTACCGTAGTAGTTCTGCGGGTACGGGTTGCCCAGTGACATATCGCCGCCGATAGCCATCATACCATTACGCCCCATATCACCAGTGGCAGCACTGTAGAAGGTCTGAGCATTGTCCCCCACTGGCGATACGTTCGGCGCGGAAGGTAGCTGAGCCATACGCTGCAGACCTGCATTGGTGTACTGCCCCACCAGCGCATTGTTAGCACCCTGCAGGCGTGCGGCATCATAGCCGGCTTCCGCTGCGGGGATCTGATACTGGTCGAGCATGTTGCTGTTCTGGTATTCCCGGAACGCATTCGCCAGGCGAAGGCCTGCGTTGGCCGCATTACCCATCGCCATGCCGATGCCGGTGGAGAGGTAACCCCCACCGAAGCCGCCGACCTGCGACGGCGCGAAAGAATATCCTGCCATTTAGTATACCTCCCCTTCTGGGTCAAGCGGCCCCTTCCAGGGGGACTCAGCTAACGTTGTCTCTTCGCCTTGACCCTGCACATCCTGCTTCATCTGCTCGATGGCCTGATTGAGCTGGCTCTGCGAATCCTGCCCCGCCGACTGCATGGCGCTGTACTCTGCTTCCATCTGGGTCTGCAGGCGCTGGTGGCTTTGCGATAACTCCCCGGACGCGAAGGTGCCGAAGGAGGGTTTATAAACGCTCTGCGGCTCATAGTTGAGACGGCCGCCGAGTCTGTTACCGAATGTATTGTCTGCCATGATCGCTCCTTACGAGTCGGTACCGGTCTGTTCTGAGCTGCAACCGTCACCGCAGTACGAATCGCTCGAGCAACCAAACCCGAACGCTATGGGTAATAGTACACCAAGCATCGCACCCAGCGCAGCCATATCACCGTTATCCGCTTTAGCCGTCGCGCGATAGGACTGGGCAAGGAACCCATAGTTCGTGCCGGCACCGGTGAGGTAGTCGGCTGACAGGCGAGTACGGTTGGTGAAGTCGGCTTCGAAAATCTGCGTCGTCTTAGCCAGCACCTCCCAGTTCAACTGCCAGGCCTTCTCGCGCTCTGCCTCGATGGCCAGCGTAGCCGCCTGTACTGTGGCCATAACACCAGACCTCAGCAGCCCAGAATACACGTCTCCGTTGAGGCCTACGTTGTAGCGGTTCGCCGTACGGCACGCTGTCCGGTAGGCTTTCGCCACCTGGAGCTGGGCCGCCTGCCGCGCGCGGCGCAGGATGCCTGAGTAGTCAGCGGTGTACCCGCACATCGCGAACTTACACAACGCCGCGTGCAGCTTGTCATCACAGTCTCGCAGGGTGTCAGCCCATGCCTCGATGTCTTTACCGCGGTCGTAGAAGTGGTCGGTTAACGCCTTCCACTTATCCTCAGCCTTTTTCGCTTTATCTACCAGGTCGCTCGAGTAGAGCATACCGAATAACGACCCCACCATAGAGCCGATTGCCAGCCACTTACCATCATCGCGGCGCGGCGGCTTAGGATACTGAACAATCGTGTTGTGGGCAGTGGCCGTGGCGTTGTTGCCCGGTGCCGACGGCGGCGCGACATACACATAGTTCTCGTAGCCTGGGTTAGTACCAGGGTTAGTACCAGGATCTGTACCGCTCACTGGATACCTCCTTCTTGCACAAGATTGTTCATGCTCATGTCCACATGTACTTCATACACTGGCTCCGTCGTGCAGATCGAGAAACCCCACTCGACCATGCGCCGGTTGCGCGGTAGCCGGAAGGGGAACTCGTTCCATACTGGACGCTGGAACATGGGCTCTTTGTACGCCAGCAACGTGAACTTAGTGTAGCCACCTACCAGCTCGTTGATGTACTCCGCGGCTTCCGGGTGACACCGTACATAATCCTTCGCTTCGAGCGCTGTCGGCTTGCGGCCGAGCTGCTCCTGCAGCATCGCAACGTATGGCCAGGCCTCGGCCCGTACGCGGATTGTGTCGGTGAGAACCTTCGCCGCGGTGTAATGTGTGTTGCCGGCATGGGTGACGGTCTTGCACTCCCATACCGCCAGCATGTTTGTGTCGCCTTGCTCCCATAGCCAGGTGGTCGCAGACTCCCCGATACCCGTAAGAACCATTCGGCCAAACGTGTCTGTGTAAAGCGCGGTAGCCCGGTGAGAGATATAAACCACGTCCTGTCGTTCATAGGGGTTATCCTGTAACGGTGCCGGCATCATGAAGCTGCGCGCCTGGTCATCAATGGCGAACGCAAAGATGCGCTGATCATAGTAGCCCAGGGTGTAGTGGTGCACGCCCATCTCATGCCAGGCCCGGGTATCAAACCACTGGCTGGTAATGATGTTCGCCGACTTGCCGGCAATCATCACCATACCTTCGGCACTCATGTAGTAGACCACATCACCCACAACAACCACCGCGCGCTCATTTGCACACGGCAGCATACGGTTAATCAGGCGCACCTGTGGCGGCTTATTGGCGTCATCCCTGCTGACAATATAGGGTTTCCCCTCGGTGAGCACCACGGCCTCCCAGACGCCAGCAGCGTTGAGGTATGAAACGATGCGCACGATCGGCCAGTCGACTTTCAGTTTGTCCTCATCCATGAAGGCGTGAGGCTGGCCCGGTACCGACGGATACATGTACTCCCCTGACCACACCAGAATACTGTTTACGCCCAGGTTCGCGACACCCGCGCCGCACTGCATCGGGTGCCAGCCCTCAGTCATCAGTGCCTCTTCGCCAGCGAACTCATCCGGGCAAAGCAGGAAGCTGGTCTGCGCCGGCAGTTCGCTCGCGCCAACGTATAGCATGAGCGCATTCTCTTTGTCAGCCACGGCCATGTACCAGCGAATCTCTACCGCATTGGGTGGTGCCGGCGTCGTAGCCGTCAGCAGTACGGATTCACCACGCTCCACCAGGATGGGGTCAGAGTACGGCGATGGCGCAGACTCTTCGGCACAAGCCGTTACCCAGGTGTAGCAGAACGCCAGCACCTGCGGCGGCAACTGGTTCTCACATTCTGCGTCCTCGCTATATGGCGGTGCCCAACAGTCATCGTCGAAACCAAACCCGGGGCAATCCTGTCCTCCAACTGCGGCAGTCGTCGGTGGATCACATGGTGAATTGATGCCAACCTGGACTGGCCCCTGTTTATCCATGATCCAGTGAGGACTGGAACGCCATAGCTTCCCGCCATCCACGTACAGGAACGCATCGGTGTCACCAATGTGCAGGGGATCTTCCGCGATGGGCGTGAAAAATTCAAAGCCCAGGTCGAGGTCACCGACCCGGTATAATGACTGGGGAGCCTTCGACATCAGGTTCCCCATAACTGACACTGCCTGCCCCCGCGCACGCATCGTCTTGATCGGAACGATAGCGCCGCTATGGAGCAGACAGTTTTCTGCGTAGGAAGCGAAGTTAGGGCCGAGCTTTTCCGTCCTAACTTTTGGCACTACTCCCTGAAACGTTGTCTGTCTCATTGGTGTCTCCACACGGATTTGCAATCATGTCATGCAGTTTACCGCAATCAATGCTGAGCGTGCGGGTTTCGCAGTCATAAACGAGCGGGTCAACTACGTTCAGTCCTACGCCTCGAGCGATCGCCTCAATGGCGGCCACGGAGCAGACGGTGTAACTGAGCCGACTGTTCGTACTGAAACAATCGCAGTGCATCTCAGGACGCTCGATAGTCAGCACGTCACCTGCCTTCGCTACCACCTTCACCTGTTCACAGCATTCGTCACAACCGTCGGTCAGGTAAGCGTAGAAGTAGTCACCATCGCCCAGGTCTGGGAAGTGGGCACCGTGGCCCGTACGCAGGTACAGTGATGTCTGGTTCAGTATCAGCGTCTGTGCCGTATACCCCACACCAGTGTATGCACACGGCAGCGCCTTATAATGCTGGGGGCAATCAGGCATCTGTCACCTCCTGCTTAACCCACTCAGTGATGGCCACGCCGAACCACTCATGCGCCACGCAGGTACCGGGCGCGAAGTTCTTACGGCCAGTAGCCAGCACATCACGCACCACGGCAATCGTATCTGGCTTCATTCTGTCGGCGTAGTTCTCTGTATGGTTATAACGAACCACCTCGGAACGACCGGTACAACTAATGACAAGGTAGCAGTGATTGCCGATACCGACAGCATCGAGCGCCTGCGCATGTCCACGACACAAAGTGATGGTGTCCTCACTGGCCTTCACCCCATTAGCAAGCGTGCTACTGAAAAACTCTGCTGGCTTTAGCATTTCTCCACCCCGTCAATTTTAGTGATGCGGCCGTAAGCATCGACGTCGATGCAGGTGTTGCATTCCAGGCAGTACGTGCCCGGGGACATCACAGGGGACTCACCGTTCACACAGGACTGGACAAACTCACAGAGCTGCGCCGGGTTCCACTCGACCACGAAACACGCGCCGGCGGGGAACTCCTGGATAAGCGTATGGTCTTCGCCCCGCCGCACTTCCAGCATATCGCCGCTGGCCCCGGTAACCAACACAATCTCACGCTTCACCCCACTGTACAGCGTGCCGTAGTAGTGGGTACCGTCAGCCGGTTTAAAGTACGCACCCATACCTGTGTTCAGGTACAGGAACAAATCTGTCGCGCCGACCTTGCGCGTCACTTTGGTCTGCAGGTTTAACTTAGTCGCATCGATCACTTTTGCATCCTCCACACTCTGGATCATATTCCCACGGCTCTTCGTCGACTTCCGGGCGGTCACAGCAGCATACTGACCACGGCTCGTGGCAGCGACCGCAGCGGTCATCCTCGGTAGGCTCAGTGCTATGGACGTTCACTTTCGCGAACGGCTTATAGAACGGGAGGTACTTAACGGGCTGGCCATCGACCACCAGGCGCACGTACCAGTATCCCGGCTCGGCACGCAGGAACTCCGTCGGCCAGCGGAAAACCACCTGACCATCCGTAGTCACACGCAGGGGCTTCACATCCCATTGCCAGTCACAGTCGCATGGCCGCTTAAACTCCATAACCATGCAGCGCTGCAGGGCCATAAACGGGCGATCACCACAGACAGAACGAATATCAAAAGTACGCTCCACCTCAAACTCACGAATACGGATAGCATCGCGTGCATGAAACGGTGGGCATGGGTCTGGTTTACACTGGGTAGGGCAGCACACCGGGCCGTCCGACTCACAGCCCGGGTCATAAACCGGGAAGCACTTGTCGTTACGTTCGCACGGTGTGACCTGCACATCACCATCTTTAGGGTAGACTTTAATGGCCATTACCAAACACTCCTGTGGCCGCGCCGGCGGTGCATACGCGGTCGGCTATGAGAGAAGTTGAATACCTTTCGCCCCTTGACGTCCGCCAGGATGTCCTGATACTTCGCCTCCGCAACCGCCGCCCGACTCGCGCTGACTACGGCGGTACCGAACATGCTGTGCAATGTGGCCAGCGCCGCCTGCTGCACCGCCGGCAGGTAATCCTCATACAGCTTGTCCGGGATCTCACAGTCATCACGGCCAATCTTCCAGGAGTATTTCATCTCGAAACAATCGCATGGGCCTGGCTGGTCAAACAGCTTAATAACGTCCTCGTGGTCATCACGAGCCCAGTTATCAAATGGTGTACCGTTGCGCGTCACGCCGATAATACCTACGAGACGTCGGCACTCGGGGAGATCGATAAAGTATTCGTCCACACACTCCTGGACTGGGATTGTCCAGTACGCAGTGAAGACCTGGCTCTCCGTCATGAACCGTACGACCGCATGGCGAATCGCTTCCTGCAACTGCAGAGGTTCAGCATCCGGGGCCATCAGCTCAACGCTGGGCATGAAGTCACTGACTTGCACGACGGGCACCTCCTGTCGGGTTGATCAGGAGCATCGCGTTATTCCAGTGCACTGCAGCTCGGTCACGAGAAGGCACCGCCTCTGTATCGTACATGTGCGCGTAGTGCATCATCAGCTCGAGCACCGCCGCGCGCAGGTGTACCGGAACATCAATGTCCTCATCCTCTGATTGCGCCTGCGGTGCCGAGGCGCACTGCCCCTCGACCTGCCAGCCGGCATCGTTCGAATCCAGCGGTGGGAACACCTCGAAAGATGACTCCCCCAGCTTGTTGAAGTAGTAAGGGCCGTTATCGTCGCCGCATAGCTTGCGCGTACGCAGTGACCCACGAACTGTACCCTGCACCAGATCCCGTACATACCGCCCGTTCTTATCCAGCAGAATATACGGGGGCAGGAACCGATCGCAATCCTCTAGCTTTAAGCTACTGCCAGTGGTCAGGGTAATCGCCATCGGCGTAGCAAACGTCTCCGGCTTGAGGTCGGCAATGATAGAAACCGCCCAGTTAAAAGCCGCCAGTAACTGCTCCTTCTTCCAGGTGGTGTACTGGAATCCGGGCTCCTGGTCGACCAGGCGGTCGGATGCTTCCTTGATTAAACTGGACGGTTTCATAATCACCCCTTAATCATGTCCGGGCTGAATGCTACAGCCAGGTTCTCGCGCAGCTCATTGGCATCGTCTTTGGTCGGCAGCGCCGGCGCTTCCATTGGAATGCCGTGGATCACGCGGTCAGCATTACCCTCTCGCAATGCCTTCTCGTTATGCGCGATGACCATCTTCGCGTCGTCGATGTCGTAGATGTACGTGACGTCGTAACCTAACAGCGCGATACGGTCACTCACTGCACCGCTGAACGGGTATACGGAGCCATCACGGCTGATGACCGCGATCGGGTTATCACCCGCGTTCTTTGGCCCTTTCAGTTTAACCTTGCGGCCGCTGGTGGTTGAGGACGCATTGCTTCGCGGGGCCAGGATAGTCGGCTCGCCAACGAACTGTGACGCATCCATAGTCCCCACTGGGTGAATGACACTACCATGCTTACGCGGTGCCGGCGTCTCTTCGGCCTGCTGCGCCTGGGCGGCTAACAGCTCCTGCGTCTCGATGTCAATTTCAGGTGGCGGGTTAAGCGCCTCCTGGGCTTCCAGAATACTTTCAAGCTCTGTCGTGTCGACGGATGCCGCCGGCGCAGGCTCTACTTTACGACGGGTGGTAACAGCAGGCGTATTTTCAGCGGTAGCCTCTGCACCTTTCTTTGCCGCGCCAGTACCACGGCGACGGCGGGTAGTTGATTCTGCCATTATTTTGCTCTCCAGATATTGATAAGGGGGCATATAGCCCCCTTAAATATACCGCTTCCTTACTGGCGTAACAAATTAAGAGCCAGTGGAACCGGACGGTTTTTTGTTCGGCGCACAGACGGCGTCAGGATACTCGGTTTCACACGGTGCCGGTGCACACTCGCATTCGTGCTCATCCCAGAAATCTTTGACCGCCATGTAGATGCCCATGCAGGTGTCGAACGCCATGTCTTTGTCGTCGCCATCCTTCTCGGCAGTAAACGCGAAACCGATGACACCGTTGTCGGTGGTCATGTAAGGCATCGGTTTACCGGAGCCCGCACCTTCGGCTGCCGCACCACGTGGCACGTTGACCTTAACAGTGCGTTGAGGAACCTCTACATCACCAGTCGCAGTACCTGCTGCTGCACCAGAGGCGTCTTTCACCTGGAAGGTTACGCCTTTGATTGTGACTGCAGGGACAGTTGCATCAACCGTGGTAGTGCCGTCGCCGGCTGCGCCTGTTTCGCCTGCGGCTTTCGTACCACCGGTACCGCCGGCCGCGCCGGATGCTTGCGCCGGCACCACACCGTAGTAGTGGCCAGTCTGGGACAGGTCAATTTTGAGGTCAGAACCGTCAACCGCGACGACTGCCAGACGGGTACCGTCATCCTGCTCAATGAACGGGGTGATGGTACCTGAACCTGCGCGCTTCACGTGGAAAACAATGTAGTCGATCAGCGTGCCGGTACCGAAGATGTGGGTGGCCAGCTCATCGCCAGTAGCCAGCACGATCGGTTTGTCATCTGCTTCACCGTTAATGGAGAAGTCAAACCCGTTCCACACGTAGCTCTGGGTATCGATGTGCTTCTCGATTTCCAGAGTACGACGTTTGTGGTGCTCCGCGTAATTAACGCGGTAGTTACCAACGCGGCCGGAAGTCTGTACCGACCACGGCAGTTGCAGCAAGTTGCCGCCGTCATGAATTAAATAACGCATATGTTATTACTCCGCATTTTCGTCAATGGTTGCGTACAGTACGACAAGAGCTTCCGGTCGGATGGTCTTGAAGCCATACACCTGCAGACCCTGCCAGTAGGTGGAGAACGAGCGCGGGTCGTTATCGACAACGCGGTTCTTATTCAACTGGGTTACGAATGCGATCGCATCTTTGCGGCCTGCAACCATCGCATAGGCGTACACTTCTGCAATCGGATCCCACAGGATTGGCAGCTCGAGGGTAACGATGAAGTCGAACCCTACCATGCTCGGCAGCATCTCACCGTTCAGGAGAACGATAGACTTCTGCAGACCGGACACGCACACGCTGTACAGCGGGGAGTGCACGTTATACAGCAGCAGAGAGAACTGTTGCGGCACAATCATGAACAGGTCAGCAGCCGGAACATCCTGCTCTGCCAGCACTGCGCGCACCTGCGCCAGCACCATCGGGAAGTTCTTCGCGGTCAGCACAACCGGGGAACCCAGGGTACCCATGTTGTAACGGCCGGTCACGATGCCCGCGCAGCGACCTTTGTTGTACTTAGAGACTTCGTGCGGAACCTGGATCAGAATCTCACGAGTGATCTGTCGGTCGAGCTTACGCGCTGCGTTTTTCTTAAACGCATTGACCCACATATTAACGTTAGCAATCTGAGCCTGGTCTACCTGGTCGAGCTTTAAGTTCCAGTATTTGGCGCGGTCGATCACCATGCGGATGATGTCCGTGTTCAAATCGGAATGGCTCAGGGTTTGGTTCTTCTGGTAGTCGAAGAGTTCCGCTTCCGGTTCACGACGTAAAATTACTTCGGAGCCGGTGCTCTTAATTTCTGACGGAACGATGTTGCTGGTGGTGAACTGAGCAGTCACACCATCATGCTGGAATCGTTCCACCAGATCGCGAGCAAAGATCGGGTTGTTCAGTCGGGAATAAATCGGATACCCCGACGCGCTCGGAACAATAGCTTGTGCCTTTGGCATAAATCACCTCTATGTTACATGGCCCCACAAGGGGGCCGGTTACACGCCGGAGCGTTATTTATCGTAGTCGACACGACCCTCGGCCGCGGCTTCCTCGAACTTGTTCACGATAACCTGTAGCTTATCACGAGACAGCAGCCCCTGATCAGCGCGAGCGTACGCCTCATTCAGCTCAGACATACGCAGCATCTTACGACCTGCAGGACGTGAACTTGGTGCGCTGGCCGACGGCATACCCGGTGCCGGCGTCTCAGTGCGGGTGGTCTTGCTGCGGTTCTTGAACGTGTTCAGGACGTTCACAACACCCTGAGCATTACCACTTTGATAATGGTTCTGGATGATCTGACCCGGCGTTACACCCAGGCTGGGGATCACTGTGTCGCGGAATGCCGCCCACTGCGGGTCGCTGAGCGTCGCATCCACGTCAGGCACCTGTGCACGCACCATCATGTCGAGCTGCGTACGCGGGTTCTGTCTGGTGCTCTGCTGCATCTCTTCGAGCTTATCTTCCAGCTCCATGTTACGAGAGAGTACATCGCGCATGGTGTCACGCAGGCTACTCAGGGTAGAACGAGAGTGGTATTCAGCCATCCGCTCGATCATTGGCAGTGATTGCTGGAACTGTTGACGCTCTTCCGGTGTTAACTGTGGTGCTTCCGGCTTACTGAAAATAGTGTTCAGTCGGTCGTCCAGTTCTTTCTGGCGTTGAGCACGCTGCTCTTCACGCTGGCGCTGTGCTTCCGCTGCAGCATTACGACGCTGCTCTTCGGCGCGACGCTGTGCTTCTTCACGACGCTGACGAATATCTTCGTTCAGGTAGTTGGTCAGGTTTGGATCTAACGCCGGCTGCTGTTGCTGGCGGCCACCCTGTTTACCTGCTGTATCGTCATCATCGTTCAGATGCAGCTCAGGGTCATCGTCCAGAAGCGACTCGTACTCAGTCTCGCCTTCGCGGGGCGTCGTATCGAGCAGGCTATCCAGTTCGTCGTTTGAGAAAAAAGGTTGTGGCATGATCGCTCTCTCTTAGTTATTTAGTGGCCGTCGGGCGCAGAAGCTCGTCGACCAGCTCTTTCAGCGCAATAACTTGTCCTCGCAGAAACTCGCTGGCCGGCGCGGTATTCTCATACTCATCACGTTTAGCCTGCAGCTCTGCCTGCATTACTTCCACGAGTAGTCGGAAGTTCTGATTCTGACGCAACTGCGTCATGTTCACTTTCGTACGGTCGATGTTCATTTAACGTCACCAGATGTGAAACCCGCTACAGAATACGACGCTACAGTGATTGTACCACTGGATGGGCTATTCTCAATAAAACGGTAAGCCCCCGGCACATTCAGAATCAGCGGCGTATTCTTTGGAGTTAAAACTAAAGCCTGACCGTCAGCGTTCAGGTCAGCCCATAATTTATCTGGAGCATCTACCGTGTCCGATAGTGCATACTGGATTCGGTACTCAACATCGTCGACAGCTTCCGACAGGTGTGCAATACCGTACTGGCCATTCTTAACCAGGAGAGAGCGGGGTGGTGTCGTGCAGCGGCTGCTCATCAGTTAAGCTCCTTTATGTCTGTGGCAAACAGCACGTCGTGAGCTTTCTTGTACGCCTGCAGCAGCAAACGTTGCGTCTCACTCGCGGGGATATTCTCATAAACCTCACGTGCTTCCAATACCTTCGCGTCCAGAAAGCGACGCATCTGGCGTCCCGTATGCGATGTACGGAACCATTGTAGCGCCTGCCATTCTTCTTTAGTCACCTGGGCCTCCATCGAAGATAGCACGAATGACACTAAGTGCCGCGGCGTCTGCCGGCGATATTGTGCCGACAGACTCCTGCTCGTGAGTCGCTGCACCCACACCCATGTTCCTCTCCAGGAGGGCCCGGAGAGGTTTGGCTTGTGGCTGTAAGCGGAGGCTTTGCAGGGCCTCTTCTACGCGACCGTTATTACTCATGCGAAAATATCCCAGTTAGTAGACCAGCCAAACAGCGTCTTCGTCGACGTATCGTACGCTGCTAGGGCCATACCATTCGCCGGCGTCACAACGTCGCGTAAGTTAGCGGGGCGACCAATGACATCTGGCCCTTCACCATAGGGGTCTTTATTAGTGGCACCAGGGAGTACCCATGTGAAGTCCACCCAGCCCGGGCTGAAATCAGAGACAAAGAACTGTGTCGTCCCATTCATGGTGAAGTTGCACTGCCGCGTCAGTATACTAACCGCTGTACCGATAGCTTCGTGGTCGCTGTTAACAGTGACATCACACCCTGAGAATTGGATCTCCTGGCTGTACCAGCACCAACCACCGCCCGTGATAGCCCCGGCACCGGTCTGCTGAAACTGCACCTTACATCCTCTGAATACGATCGCACTTGACGAACTCACCCAAAACCCCGTCCAACCTACAATGTTGTTTTCAGCATTATCCACCCGCGTATCGATAATCACCGTAGGCCTTTTCAGTCGGGCATCGGCTTCTGGGTAGTAGCCGTTACGCGCCTGGATGTCACCAAACAAAGGGTCATCATAGTAAGTGAACGTTAGTCGCCAGGTTCCTTCGGTCAGGAACACTCGACGTGTTGGCTTAAACGTCTCGCCGGCACGTAGGTGGATATTGTAAGCCCCTGGGGCATTACGTTCCCGGATAATATCCAATGCTGCTTCGATCGTTTTCAGGGGTGCAGCTCTGGTGCCCGCATTACTGTCGTTGCCCAGTGATGTTGACACATACAGTGAACTGATATCTGCGGGGGCCACCGTACCGTAATACAGACCGTTATCCCTGACCTGCAACATGTTCCCGCCATCTGGAGATATCTGTACGCCTAACTTATCGTCGGGCTTACCCGAGCCTTTCAGTGTCTGGTCATGACTCACATTCAACGAATTGTTGATCGCATTCATGATGACCGACCAGGCGTCAGCATCACCAGTCAGCAGCTCAGCCAGTTTCTGCAGGTCGATGCCCAGGCAGTTACCTTCTTTCCCGGTGCCGGTGATGATCCCCTGATCGGATACGCATACCGTGATTTTATTATTCAGGGTGTCCAGAAACTCTTTCAGCGGCACTACGAACGCTTCGCACTGGGTGTTGGTCTGGATTACCAGGCCTTCGTCGTTGAAGTGGATGGACTCGAACAGCTCCCAGCACACACGGCTGAAATCGATGTCCAGAGGGTTTTCTTCGGTACCATCACCTGTCAGAGCACTATCCCGCTCCACGTATACTTTCTTCAACGGATCCATGTCGACCGTGATCGTAGTGCCGTCGGCGCGGGTCAACATCAGGTTACGATCCGCATCGAGCTTACCGCTGACGATGTTACCATTCTTCAAGGTCTGCATCTGACTATCGACGTACGTGGCGATGTCAAATTCGACAGTCGTCCCATCACCTTTAGTCAGCGTAACCTTACCGTCAGCGCCTACTGTCGCACCGGTGATGTTTACCTTCTTCGTCTCAGACTGCACGTAGCCACTGAGGTCGACTTCCAGCGTCGTCCCATCCGTTGCGGAGAAGATCAGCTTACCTTCTGAATTAATCAGTGCACTGTTCCAACGCGCCCCGGATACTTTACCAGCGACATACCCCGCCAGGTCGATCGGGAACTCGGTACCGTCCTTCAACGTCAGCAAAATCTGGCCTTCGGACGTCAGCTTAAAGTCTTTCACTGTCCGATCCAGCAGACCGTCCAAGTCCACATCCCAGGTCTTACCCGCCTGGTCAGTTAACTTGAGGTGCGTACCATCGAGTTTGAGTTCCTCAATACCCGGGATGTTAATCTCACCGTCTTTGATGAGATCGTTAATCAGGTCTTTAAGCTGGCTGCACGTCACTACTCCGGTACCTTGCGGCAGGATGGTAGTGCTTTCACACGCATTGAGGCCGCCCTGTAGTTTCCCACACAGCAGTGCATTCGCAATGTAGCTGTCGAGGTACTGCAGCAACTCTTCGTACGTGATACTGCACCCGCAATTGTTTCCGCAATTCATAGATTCCTCCGTTAGCGGCAGCAAGCGCTGTTGTAGAGAACTGCGTCCACGATATCACGGCTCACAGGCTCGAACAGCAGTGTTAAATTATTGTCCGTGTCGACATCATCCTTACTGGCATTATGCGCGATCTGATCCTGTATGCTAAAGGTGTACTCGCCCGGTGGCAACATCATCCCCGTACAGGCCCAGTCTACCGGTACTGCATACCACCCTGGGTCACACCCGTTACCGCATTCTATGGCCCGCTCAATCTTAACTTTGATAGACCTCGCCGGAATACAGTCATGCTGCCACAGTACATGAACAAGGTGGGTGCTGCTCAACGTCAGACGTTGGGGGTCACCGAATATCCCCTTCTCTTCATCGTCATTCTCGCCCGTCGCGATAAGCCTGATGTTCCTCGGTGAGCAGATGACACACTCAGGACAGTCGCCTATCGCTGGTGCGCCCGCTGTGCACTCGTAGTTCTCCAGGTAGATGTGGACATTGAAGTCCATGAACAAACATTGTTTAGCCATCAGCTCAGCCCCGTCGGATTGTTCATGTTATTGATGGTGTCGACCGCGTTCTGGCTACGGCCATCCAGTGGCACCTGTGATACTGGCGACCCCGGTTGGTTTGGCACCTGACCCGCTTCGGCCCCTGGCTGCACACCTACCATACCGAGGTCGCGCGCAATCGCATCCCGCGCGGCATAATTCGGCAAGCCTTTGGTGTCGATACCGTTCGCCTGCAGCAGTTTCTCGAGCAGGCGCATGAAGTATTCTGGAGGTACCTGTACGCCCTGGGCGAATGGTGCCAACGACTGCAGCGCCCACTCCAGTTTGCCTTCCTGCTGTTCCTGTTCCTGCAGCCCACGGATGCCGGTTGCACTGACGTTGACATCACCTTTGATGGTGTCGTCATCATTGTACATCAGCTCAAAGTCCACGAATCGCTGGATCATCGGCTCGATGACATTACCCTCAACACGACGCATCGCCTTCTTCACAGGCTTACTGGCCTGGTTCATAACCATGCTGATGCCGCCGGAAGTACGTCCGAGCGTCGCTGCACCCTGCATGTTACCGAAAGCGATTTGCGGGATACCCACAAGCTGGTACGCGATCTGCGTGAACTTGTCATAGACCGCCATCAGCTCCTGGGCGAGTGACGGAACATTGTGCCAGCGATATGCCGGGTTGCCGTTCGCACTGGACTTCACTGCCTTCATCATCAGCGGGTAAACTTCTGTCGGGTCATCATCTCCGAGAACACGTGATGTCTCCACTTCACCCATAGGGCCAGAAGAGAAACCCATATTGCGCACCAGCGCGCGCCCAGCGGCCGTACACTGCAACTGTGCATCTTTGATTATCTCAACGACAGAACGCCCCCACAACTCGCCTGGGCGCAGATACATGCTGGCTGCATAATACGGCCGGCGCTCGAGTTCATCTGGGTTAAGCACTGCCTTAATGACAATATTGTCGACCACCCACAGTTCCGACTCGTACCACCGACGTTCATCCTCCACCTCGATGCCGTACTCCACCAGATCGGCACCACGAATCTTGCCGTTGAAAATCAGCACGTCATAGAAGCCACGGTCATCTTTAATGATGTCATCGGTTTCCGGGTCAGCATCTGGTCGGCTATCGTTGCCACCAACGGTGTACGGGATAATGAAGCTGGTGTGCTGTTCGAACACTTCTGCAATACCATCGGAGTCAAACCCCGGCATACCGATCATGTTCAGCAGGTCGTTACTGCTGTACCGGGCACGCTCGATAACATACTCACAGGTGTTCAGGTCACGAGCATGGGGTGATGGGAAGATGTCGAACGGGCTCACCGTATACACCTTACGTTGCATCTCATCAGTTACCTGCATGGTCGTGCCGTTCCAGCTCTTCACCTTCGCGAACATGGCTACCGGCCCTTTCATGAAGCCCGTAGGGTACACGATGAAGTTCTGCAGGAAATCATCGAACGCTGCTTCAAACCCGCTCTTCTTGAGTTTGTCATTGACGACGGTAGTCAGCGCTGCAGCGCGCTGTTTTGCTTCTTCCTGTTGGTACTCGAGTGTCGTCTGGTACATCTGGCCGATGATGTTACGCATGTCATCAGGACTACGGCCGTACTGCATCATGATCTGCTCGAGGTTCTGTTCGATCGCGTCCTGTAAGTCAGCCTCTACTTCCTCTGGGAGTTGAGCAATAGGGGCCGGCTCCAGGACAAATGGCTGTGCAGAAATCGGATCAAGGGTATCAACCATCATTGACTGCACCTGCTCTGACAACGGCAGGGTGATGTTCATAGCCACCTTGAACTCGTCGGTTTCGTCAAAGTCAGCATCCTGAGAGGTATCGATCTCCCCGTCCAATACGCGCAGGCAATCATGGCACCGCTGGTGTGGCTCTTGGTTTGCGTCCTGCGCTTCGCTGAACTTAGCCTTCACCATATCACCGAGGGCGGTACTGATTTCCTCTTTCTTCTTACTCCATGCCATAATGATTACGCCTTCGTTTTTTGACCAGAAGTACGGCATCCGGTACGTTTGCCGCCACAGCGTGATTGCTGAGTTTTCATGGTTACCTCCTTAGTTTGCCTAATCCAACCTGGTGCATGTGCTCCGGGTTGGCCGAATGAATCGCAATGTCGAGATACTTCATAAAGTTTTCGTTGCCGGCATCGAGATTTTTACTGATGTAACTTTTGTTGAATGCCGCACCACCTTTGAACAAATCTTTCCAGGCCTGCGCCAGTAGCTCATCATATTTTTTAAACTGGCTAAGGGCTATCATAGTGCTGAGGATCGGTACAAGCTCTTCGGCCAGGTATGGCTGATTGTCCGGGTAGTTGTTGATCTTGTCTACCTGGGTGCGCAACACCGTGGCGTACTTCTCTGGTGCTTCATCAGCTATCTTCATGACCGTTGTCAGGTTCATCGTGTCCTCCGCAGCAGTGACCGGCGACTTCTGGCGTGACTCTTTATACGCTCATCTTTCGTCTTAACAGCATAGGTCGAATCGAACCCCAGGCATAGATACTGCAGCGCATCCGCTAAGTCTGAAACCCAGTTAACGTGGCTCTTCGTCGGCTGTTCCTGGACGATCTCACTGTCGTGTGCCCCTTTAATTTCAGGGTAAATATAACCAGAAGCCAGTGCATCGAGTAGTAGTTTACACCGGGATGATATACGGAGCATAGGCTTACCGTCTCTTCCCAGTTTTGTCAGGCGCATACGCACTGCTTCGAGACGTGGGTGCATGTCATTTCGTGTCGCCCAGGTAACCTCAATCGGTACGTTGTGCGAACGCAGTACCTGGAAAGGTGAGATATCGATCGCCTGCGTTTCATCGTCCCCCGCGGGGTCGCCCCAGGCGTGCAGGATTTTCGACCGTGAATAACGCTGCTTAATCACTGGCTTAACCGAGCCCTTATACAGCGTGTCGATAGACATACTTTCACCGACGATTTCATCGGTCACCACCAGGCCGCCGGCCTCAGTGCATATTGCCACCAGACAAACCGGTGTTCGCCCAAAGTCAAACGACATCATGATCGGCGCGCCGGCGGGGACTTCTACATCACGCTCATCGATCCTGTGAAGTCCGTAGTTAAATTCCGGGAACACGACCTTACCAGATTTGAGGTCAGCAAAATCACCTTCCACGTACGCGATGATGGAGTCGTTATCATCACCCAGCATCTTATAGTAATAGCCGTAGCCTTCTTTCAGGTTGTGGATGTTCTCTGCTTTTGGGTTAGGTAGCCAATCGTCTCCGGGCTTCGCTGGGCGTAGCAGCGCCGGCGGTTGCCGGAATAACTCGAAGTACGGCCGGTTCATCTCTTCTTCGTACTGCCGCCACTCCGGCTTCGGACGAGTGTACCAGTCATACAACCAGTGGTTCTTCTTCGGGCCGTTGGTCGTCAGTATCATTCCGCTCCAGGTCGCACCTGTAGGAACGTCAGCCATTGACGGGTAACGTCCGATACGCTTCTGTGCCGCCTCGATAACTTTCAGGCTGATCTCACTGGCCTCATCCACCAGTACGCCGGTCATCTCTGCACCCAGCATATCCGACACCGCCTTCGGATTATCCATCGCCACGAACACGAACTGCGCCTGCACCATCGTGCCGTCTGGTAATGGGAACACCAGCATGGCTTTCGGCGTCGGGTTCTCCCTGACATCGCGCTCATTGAACATCGGGCCGATAGCCGTCTTGTAAGAAGCGATGGTGTTATCACGCAACTGTCGGAACGTGTTACGAATGATAAACCACTTCGTCGGCCGCACCTTAGTTACGGGGTTTGGCTCCTGCAGGATCGACCGAATCACCAGCTCTTTGAAAGCGTATGTGGTTTTCGCCGAACCGGCGGGGCCAATCACACCGCGGATGTATGCAGCACTGGCCGCAAAATTTAGCAGCGTCGGGTACCGATCAAAACTTAGATCAAACATTCTCAGCTCCGTGTTCAATCACAATACCGCGTAACTCCTGACTCTTAGGGTGGTTCTGCCCAAAATTAAACACAACGTTCACGGCTCCGCCGCCACCACTACCCGGCGACCCATCAGAGTTAAAGCCGCTTGCTCGCGGTACCGCATCAGCCATCGTGGCCAGAAATTGGATAGCCTTCATCCGGTCAGCATCTTTGGCTCCCGGGTTGTTGGCGATCTCGTAGGCGTTATCCAGCCCCGCCTCTAGGTACATTGCTGCCCTGGCGCGCACCAGTCCTTTCGTATCGTGGTTGATCTCCGTCCTGATCGCCTGGATGCGCTGGGCAAACTTCTCGTTCTCCAGCATATCCAGAAGCTGCTCTGCTGTGATGTCGTGCGCCGCCAGGATCTCATCGCGGTGAGTATCTCCGAACACCGCCAGGTCACGAGCAAGCTGCTCTTCCTGCACCATCGCGCGCTGCAGGCCTGATTTGAGTCGGCGGTCGAGAATGTCGAGACTGTGCGCCTTCTTGAGCGCGGCGTTAACTTCACGTAGCGGCTCCGGCAAATTAGCCTCTGGTTTGTCCAGGCCGTGGAACGCTATATACTCATCCCATTCGGTACCCGGTTTTAAGAATCGAGGTTTCGTTCCTAATAACATACGCTCTCCGGTGGTGCTATGGCTTCATATCCTGACGGGACTATCTTTGAATCAGCGCAGACATTCCCACCATATACCGATTTCGGTGCAGCGTGCGTCTTTCCTGATGGCTGTGTTTTCAAGAACCCATGCACCTTTGGGGACGCATGTGTGTTCGGCTCCGGGTGTCAGCTCATCGTCGACAACTGGAGAAACCCGCCGCACCGAACAGGTACCGCCTGCACGTTCGCCCCAGGTTGTGTCATCATCTACACCAAGATCGGTTCTGCTAATATTATACAAGACCCCGCCACTTATGAACCTGTATCGCAAGGGCCTGACACGCTGGTGGGTAACCAGCACCATAAAGAGTGGCCAGGTGAAGCGACTGCTACCGTATGCGCACGCTGCGGCCAGGTCGTGTCAGGAGATAAGGTGAGCCATGACTGGTGTGATGCAAGCACAATTACCGGCTTCGATGTGGGTGACGCTACAGTTAAGCATACTGACTACTGCATAGGTGAGTAATGGAAAAGCATCAGTGTAAACCGATAACGATCTACAGCCACCAGACCGCCACCAACAAAACGCTAACGGAAAAGGTGGGGGACTATACGGCCACCTATAAGGGCCGACCGTATAAGCTCCCCCAGGAGTTCAATGATGACTCCGCCTGCGCGCCCGTAGTGTATGGCGACGGGTGCTGCCCCACTACAGAATGACGTTACTCAGTACGTTACGCGGTTTCCCGTCTGCATCTCTCGCGATGCCAGTAACGGAGGTGCCATCTGTGAGTACAGCATCTGTGTTGGCGACTAGCGTCGCATTATTCTCGGGATCCTGTGATACCCAGTAGCTGGTATTATTCCCGTAGTTTGGGCTATGGCTAAGCACGCCGCCGGAGCCCATTCTAGTTAATACGCCTTCACCTTCAACCAGACACCGTAAAAATTGCAGGGTACCATATCCACCCTCTAAGGTGCGCGCAACTAATGGCCCTTTTATTCCGGTAGCAGCCCTGCGGATAATACACCCTTTCAACTGTATGGTCGTACCTGGATCCATTCTGTACGCGGATAGGTCGCCCTTCCGCCATTCGGTCAGTGACCCAGGAGGTGCTGGAGGGTCTACATCCAAATCATTATCCGCATGTAAGTCTACAATACACCCCGCTATTATAAGCAACCCACCATTAGAGATTTTAAAGCTGGCGAGATCTGCATAACCATTAGTGTTATTGTAATTTACGTGTGTGCGAATTATCGGTCTATTTAGTTTCGCCACACTAAACCAGTAATACCACGGGTTATCTGTAGATATCGCAGGCTTTTTATCGCCGTCAATAAATGGGTCATCGTATACTTCAATCAGTCTGGTGCACCCTTTAGCTGTGCCGCCAGTCATTACATACTCACCGCCCGCTCGCAGCCGTATCGTATTACTCTGATTACTTGGCGTCATGTCTATAGCTCTGCGTAACGTCTTTAATGGTGAGGCCCTGGTGCCTTTATTGCTATCGCTACCATTCTCACTATCAACATATAGGTACGATAAATCAGGTGGTGCTTCCTGGCCATAATAAAGACCGTCCTTTCTCACCTCCAGCAAGTTGCCTGATTGCTTAGACAGCGGTACTTCCAGAGGTTTGTCTTGCGACCCATCGCCAATTAATGCTGGCCCTTTAACGGCAACACTTTGTATTCCGTCCTTACCGTCCTGGCCATCTTTACCGTCCTGGCCATCCTTACCCTTCATATATTCCAGGTACGCTTCCAGTGAAGTATCTGCACCTTCCGGCTGGTTTTCGGCCCATATTTCATACGCTGATTTTCCGTCCTTACCAACACGAATTGGTTTTGGTCGGCAACCAGACGAGTAGCAACGATTCATAATATATCTCCTGTATTACAGCCATCCGTGGCAAGGGGGTATTAAACAGGTGAATAAATATTCACTAACCCAGCTGCGGCCAGAACCTCGGCCAACTGATTCACGCGGTTACGGATATCCTCCGGGGTGGAGTTTTTATCCAGCGGCAGAATACCTGGCGGGACAAAATCATTTGGCACCCATACAAACTTATGCCAGTTGATAGCAGCGTCCGGGGTCTCGCCTTCTGCATTAGTACCGTAGTTTTCATCGATATTAATATACAGATCGCCGTTAGCATCCATCGCCATGACGACCCCTGAAAAAGTACCAGTACGGCTTTTCCTAAATGCCCACGGCAACTGGAACACCACGCCGTCAAATGTCGATGGTAATGTCTTCGCCTCCGGCGTCGCCGCTGTGCCGTCACTGGCTCTGTAGCTATAGAATGTCGGCGTAGAGTATACCGGGATGAGGCTGAGGCCGCCCTGACTTACATTGGCCCAGTTGACCATATTGGCTTTCACCCAGGCTTCTGTAGTCAGTGGTGACCATGAAGTCCATGCGGCTCTGATTAGCATACGGGTGTACGGCCCCGGACGGTCATTCAACATCGACGCATAAAAATACTGTGTCACTACCGGACTACCACCATTGCTGGAACTCTGGGCTTTCACAACGTCCATGTATACTTCGGAGTTGCTGTACACCGGTACCGGGAATCCAAGTGCACTACCACCATTGGCCTCACCCTTGATACGATACCGACCCGGACTGGTAACGGTAGTCAGTACTGTGCCCGCAGGAAGGTCAATAACGAATGCTTCACCGTACAGTCCGTCATCCTGAACTGACAGGGCATTCTTAGCACTGGCCGATAGCGCCAGTTTGATCGGGTTTTCTTTCGTACCGGTACCACTTAACGGTTCCTGTACTGAGGCCTCCTGTGGCAGCACAAGTAACCCGCTCTTATCTTTCAGCAGGTTCTGCGGGTTTGGATCCAGCTTCACCGATAATGGGTCTGCAGTGGTGCCACTACCCGTCAGCGCGGTACCTTTAATGGTGACTTCATCCATCCCGCCGCCAGTCTCTGCGAACAAGCCACCATTCTCTGTGTCGATGGATAGTGCATTGCCGCTTTTCTTTGACAGCTTGACGGAGAAAAGACCATGCCGGTTAGTACCGTCACCTGCGACGGTGATGTCATCCCCACGGCGGAAAGTATCCATCAACTGGTAGACAACACTCTCGTCACTACCGTCATCGTTAACCCAGTATTTCAGTAGGCCAGGCTGTTCTGTTGTAATGAACGCCTCCCCATTGGTCGTCATATACTTGCCGCCCTCGGTAGGCTCAATGAAGACATAGGCCTCTGACGATAGCGCATCCGGCTGCAGTGGGTCAGTGACATCTCCCCAGTGGATCACCTTAGTCTCAGTCTGCTTCTTATCGTGCTCTAAAAAGAAGCGGTCTAGCACTTCTTGCCGTGTCACCGTATCCATAATAAGCTCGACGACCGGAGCTGTTGTCACCTGCGGCACCGACTCCCCCGCAGGTACGATGAAGGACACATCTTTCACTGTCCCATCTGACAGTTTGATGTGGAGCGTTACTTTCTGATTCTTAGCCATTATGTATCTCCTGCGTCTTAGGCATCTACCTGCGTGACCGTGATGTCCACGATACCGACACCATCTTTACCGTCAACGCCATCTTTACCCGGAGCCCCCGGCTTGCCGTCTTTACCGTCTTTACCGTCTTTACCGTCTTTACCCGGAGTCCCAGGCTTACCCTTCATGGATTCCAGGTAGGCCTCCATTGAGGTGTCTGCGCCAGGAGGCTGATGGCACGCCCAAATCTCGTACGCACTGGCACCGTCTTTACCCTTCTGCATCGGCCGCGGCTTACCGCGACGGCCATTAGGCCCACAACATGTCATAATTACCTCCCGAGGCTCGTATTAGTTTGTGTGGCTCACGGGGATTATAGCGTGGGGTGGGTACTTCGCATACGAAAAAACCCCGGAGGTGGAAGAACCCCCCAGGGTAAAATTGTACTTCGGACTATCGCGGTGGTATCACCAGACTCTCTGGGGTTGCCCCTGACGCCGCTGAAACGCCAGGGGCGCGGTTCTCAGAGAGCGATCTGGTTCGAACCACAGACAGTTTAGGCTACATCGGTTCGCCAGGCAATGGCTCGTCGATTACTTTCCATACTTCCGGGAACTGCTCGGGCACCATACCAAACACCTGACCGTTGTCGGTCTTGATGAGGTAGTGGCCCACCAGCACGTGCACCGGGCCAGCGAACGTATCCACCGCAATGTGGTGACGCTTGGTGCCTGACTCGTCCGGGACGTCTTTGATCGCGCCGGCGCGCAGGTCATCCTGGAACGCCGCCGGGATGTCGCCAGTCTCGGTCACCACCCACGCACGGCCGCTGGGCTTGAGCAGGGTGATACGCTTAGTCATGAGCCTGGCCCTTCTCATACAGACGCTGCTTGAGCAGGTAGCCTTCCAGCGGCCAGATTTTTTCGACGGCATTCTCGTACGCGATGGTTTCGCCCACGGTCTGGTTGTAGTTCTCCGGGCTGGCGCACGCGCTCTCGCCGGTAACCGTGAAGCCGTTCTGCAGCGTCAGCACGCAGATGGTCAACAGGCCGTGGTGGATGTAGTCCATCTTCTCGATCTTGCCGTGAATGTCGGACAGGGTGATGCGCGGCGCAACGTCAGCCCCGGCTTCCTTGATAGCTTGCTCGATTTTATCGCTCATGGTTTTTCCTTATGGGGGATCGCTCTCTTAAATGCGTAGCTTACCACGCACTACCTGCTCCCACGTCAGCGGTGTGGGGGCCGGTACCGGATACTCCGTTTGTGCTGTGGCTTTGTTGGTACGCCGCTGCGAGGTGGCACCTGCGCCAACGGGTCTAATCGCATTGAGTCTGGTCGTTCGTCCACGCACTGAGTCTCCACCCTAACCATGAACTGCACTTTAAGGGATGTCCCCCGGCTTAGCAAGCGAGCGGCTCGGGGGACAATGGGGCAACATTGCGAGGTGTCTTTGGCATCGTACTGAAAGGAGTTGTGATGACCGCCCCACTGACACTATAGCCATTTACCTCGCGCGGCGCAAGGGTGTCAATTACTCCGGCCATGCGTTCTGGCACGCTAACCCTCTTTCGTAGGCGAGGTCAGCCGCTCGCGCATAGATTTCAACCAGTCTTGTGCTCTCATCAAGCATGATGGTGTACATGCGCTCTCTCTCGGCTGCTGCTTTGCGTTCGCCGGTAAGTTCGGCAGACGCTCGTGCTGCACGACGATTGGCCGCGGCGAGTTCGTCCCGCACCCGGTCACCATCAGCGCGAGCAGCATCGGCAGCAGTATGGGCTTTAGCCAGTGCAATCTCCGCAGCCGCGCCTGCTTCATCCGCTTTGTCCTTCAACCACTCCATCGCTTCGTCCTCCGCGCACTCTGTGCGTCCTCCGGGAAAAATTTCGGGCAGGGTCAATTATGGGGTATTGCTCGCTTAATGAACAGAGGGGGTGGGTAGCTGGGCGTGCGTTATATAACGCGGCTGGGTAAGTGTCTGTGTCGGGGAGAAAATTTTGCAGCTTCGGGGCTTTGACGTGTGGACTTACTCCTAGTGTGCAGGGGGAGGGGCGCGGCCACGGCCCATATAGGGGGCCACACTCGCGCTATATAACGCGAAGCGGCGAAGAGACTACGCATAAACGTAGCGCCTGGCGTGCGTCGCTCGCGTATAAAGGCGGCGCTTTTTGTGGGCGCGGTTGCTTCGCTGGCGGCGCTGGCGTGATGTTTCCCGGCCTGAATTCAGGCCAAAACAAAAAGAATTAAAATAACAGTTGACACAAGGCGACACGCGGCGCTATAGTGTGATTGCCCGGCGGGGATAAACGCAAAAACTTACAGACTCAATAAACTTTAAAGGTGAACATTATGGCTAACGTAAACGCAAAAACTTTAAACGCGATCATTATTGCTTTCCGCGCTGAAATGAAAGCGGCAAAGAAAACCGCTGAGGCGATCGACGCTTTCGCCGTTGAATGTATGGACGCCGGGATCAAGCGTGCCGACGCTGCGAAGGCGCTCGCTATCGCGGTACGCAAAGAGCTGTTAAAAGATCCTGAGTATGTAGCGCGTGAAGCTGAGAACGGCAAGCCGTTTACCAGCCTGAAAGCGATCTGCCGTAGCATTGAAAACCGCTGGACGTATTCATGTAACAAGCTGGGCTATACTGCCGACGAAAGCGCCGCCGCGCGTGGCGGTAAAGGTGGCAAGGCTAAACAAATCACGGCGGCAAAAGGCGCAGCGAAAACAAACGGTAGCGCGCCTGAATCAAAAGCAGTGCGCCCCGGTGCCCTGAAAACGCAGGACGTCGCAGACAAGGCCGCCACGCTGAAAGCGACGGTGAACAATACCGCTATCATGAAAGAATTGGCGGGTATGGTTGGCACGCTGGAAAGCAAACAGCGCGTAGCAGTGGCGAAGATGTTTCTGGACGCGCTGAAAGATGAAGAGATCGCCGCGCTGTTAGCAGACTACGCCCCGAAAGTGGCCAAAACTCGCAAGGCGGCATAATGAATCTGTATTATCTGGCGGCCTTCGCGGTCGCCGTTATCCCCGCCGCTATAATGCTGTATTTTGATAAGCCCCGTTAAGGGGCTTTTTTCGTTTCTACGCTTCGCGGCTTCGGCCTGAATTCAGGCCAAACAAATACAATTCAGGCCATATAAACATTCTGGCTTGCATAATACTTACAGTAACAGAACATTCCCGACGCGCTCACAGGGCGAGCCATAATGTTACAGTATTTGTTTTGACATTAATACAATATCCCACGTAATTTTTAGGCGCGATTATAAACATTCTGGCGCTGCGTTATATAGTCCCGCTTAGAGGACGTGTTACTATAAACACAAATCATGTTAATTCCGCCGCTCACGTAATTTTAAGGCACTGGACGTTTGTATTATACCGGTCTTACTGGGCTGGCGGGACGTGGGATATTGTGTATGCAACGTGGGATATTATATTTGTATTGACGTGTTGTGTTACGGCTTGCTGGCTTCGCTGGGCAAAAACCTTTAAAAACCAGTACTATATATAATAGATCTATAATTATTATTATATATGTTGCGCATATTCTTTTGTCATTTGGCACGACACGAGCCAGATAGATAGTCTCACTCCCAAATTTTCAGGAAAAAACTTTCGAGTTTCGCCGCGAAGCTGCGAAGCTCCCCCGGCCTGCCCCCCTATCCCCGCGACTAGCGATCAAAACTTGCAAAGTATTAACACTGCCCAATCCCGCGCCCCGCCTGGCTTCCACGGCATACAAAAACAACCTCCCGCACCACCACCACCGGATAATATAAATGGATGTTGTACTACCCGTAATTAGGTGGTTATAATAGCCCCGTAACAAGTGATCCATTAAACGGCCTGAAATTTCAGGCCAAAGCAGCAAAGAGACGAGGTGAAAAATGGCACGAGCAACGAAACAAATCATCTACCGCCCGGACACAATAATCGGGTTGCTGAACCGCTGGGATAACCTGCGGCCTTTGGGTGCGAATGTACCCAAGAGCAAAACCCTGCGGATGTTCGGCCTGCCGGATTCCCGCGAAGAGTTCACGCCGAATGCGGCGGCGATGTATGGTCTCCTGCAGGGGCTTTCCGGCAGTATCCGCCAGCATTTTGCAGGTACCCGCGCAAACTACAATTCCTTCATGAGCATGTATTCCCGCTGGAAGCGTGACCTCGAGGACTTTCTGCAATGGAAATCGGAGATTGCCCAGCATAAGCGCAGCGAAGAGCTGTTAAGCCCGGAATATACAGCGGCGCGCGATGCGCTGGACAAGCCTGCAACGGGATGGGTCAGCTATGAGGCATGGCTGCAAATGCTGGGTAAAGCAGGCGTATTAGATCCCGCTATCATTGCGGCGGTACCGCGTACCATGATGGCCGCCCGTGAAAACATGATGCGCATGTATCAGGAATGGCTGGAACTGGAGGACGCGATAGAACCGAGCGCCGCCACCGTCCCCACTCATGAAGCGCAGATGCCGGGGCTAGTAGGGAAAGAGCTTGTGCGCGGCGGCGTGGCCATCCCTGAGCAGATTTTTAATGCGGTGGCCGACGTGCCGGAGATCGAGGGGATAACGCTGGATGGGATGGTCGAGGATACGGCGATTTTTAACAGCTATTC